TTGGCTAAAACTCCAAAATATTATGCACAGTGAAACAGAGTAAAATGCTCTGTTTACTGCTTTTTATGGAGGTGCTATACATAATTGATTTCTGTTCATAACGTGCCCGGTGCCCTGTCAAGCAACGGAGGAAACGACTTTGCGGCAGTCCTCGAAGAAATCATCAAAATCGCAGAACCGGAAGCGCCCCATATTCAAGTGCCTGAACATGGATGGCCTACATGGGGGGGCTACCGCGATGTGGGAGGACGATGGAGCGTGGCTTATAGAATCCACGATGCGCAATGGTGGGGAGTGCCCCAACGCCGCCGTAGAATCTCGGTTGTCGCAGATTTTGGAGGAAGCACCGCCCACAAAATACTATTTGAGCCGCGCAGCGTGTCAGGGGATTTTACGGAGAGCGGAACGCAGAGGGAAAGACCTGCCGGAACAGTTGAAGCAGGCACTTCTTATACAGTCCGCATCCGGGGGGGCTGTGACGGAGGCGGAAAAGGCGCTTTAGTTCAAACTGAAAAGAGCGGCACGCTCGGGACGGGCAATGACCAAACGCTCTTTTGCATGGCAACTCAACAGGGCGGCGCTGAAATAAGGGCAGACGATAAAGCGCCGACGCTCACCGCGGCGGCAGGAATGTCAGGGAACAATCAGCCGGTAGTCATCCCCATAAATGACAAAGCGACGCGATTCAAAAACGGAGGAGATACCCGCAAAAACGACGGTAGCGGGAACGGTCTCGGAATCGGCAAGGACGGCGATCCTGCGCCGACCATCACCTCGGCGGACAAGCATATAGTTGCAGCGTTCAAGTCCAACACAATATTAGATATGAGTCATGCGAATGATGTCATAAGAGAGTGCGGCGAGGTCGCACCAAGCCTACAAGCAAGGATGGGCACAGGCGGGAATCAAGTACCGCTGACGTATGCGTTTCAAAGTTCTTCGGCGTTATCCGAGAGTGATGTAGCGTCTACGCAAAGCGCTCGGCAGTATAAATCTCCAACCGATCTCGTTTGCGCCGTAGATTGCAGAAATTTCACTGAGAACGGCAATGTTAACGGTACGCTTCAAGCTAAAGAATCTGGGGGCTCAAGTCTCAATCTCAACAATGTATGCCGCCAGTCAAATGTGGTGCGCAGATTAACGCCGCTTGAATGTACCAGACTTCAAGGCTTCCCAGACGGATGGGTTGACATAGGTGAATGGACGGATGAAAAAGGGCGAGTACATAAGGAAGCTGATGCGCCGAAATATAAAGCCCTCGGCAACAGCATTGCCCTCACGTTCTGGAAGTGGCTTCTGCGCCGCATAAGCGAGTATCTGCCGGAGGGCGCAACGCTTGGTTCACTGTTTGATGGCATAGGCGGATTTGATTTGTGTTGGGCAGAAATCCACGGCGCGGAGAATTGCCGTTGGTCAAGCGAAATTGAGCAGTTTCCGATTGCCGTTGTAAAGAGGCATTTCGGAGACGAAGATGCAGGGATAGTCGGTGACGTATACAAATTTTTGAGGGAGGGGAACTGATGAAAGCAGTTTTAATCAGCATACGTCCGGAGTGGTGTGCGAAGATTGCGAGCTGTGAAAAGAAAATCGAGGTGCGGAAATCGTGCCCAAGGCTGGAAACACCATTCAAGGTGTACATCTACTGCACGAAGGACGTGAGAAAACAGTTTTGGACTGGGCCGCGATATTCCTATGTGGACGATCACAGCCATAACGCATTTGATAAATGCGGGAACGGCAAAGTCATTGGCGAATTTCTTTGCAATCAGATCATTGAGGATCACACGTTCGGCCACAATGAAAAGTTCTACAGTGCAGCCTGCATGAGCGCGTGCGATGCGGCGGTGTATGCATTGCAGTCGCCAATGTTCGGCTGGCACATTTCCAATCTCAAAATTTATGATGCACCGCGCGAGTTGGGAGACTTCTGGCTGTACAACGAAGAACTGCACAAGCGGTACGATGCGGGCACAGATTATTGTTGCTATGACGGCGCGAATGAGTATGGAGAGGCGCTGACGGATTGCGGCGATGCGTATCTCAACATACGGAACTGCTTGCGCTGCTGGAATGAGTGGAGCGGATGGTGTCACCACCTCAAGCGCGCCCCGCAAAGTTGGTGTTATGTGGAGGAGGAAATTTAATGAAACGAATATCGAAAGATGCTTACTACATTGAAATAGCTCAAGCCGTATCGCAGAGAAGCACCTGCCTCAAGCGCCGGTATGGTGCAGTCATCGTGAAGAACGACGAGATAATCGCCACGGGCTACAACGGCTCTGTTCGCGGCGAGCCGAACTGCTGTGATATAGGCTCCTGCAAGCGTCTGGACAAGCCCAGCAACAGCGGGGACTACTCTGATTGCCACAGTGTCCACGCGGAGCAGAACGCCATTATATCGGCTTCCAGAAGTGAAATGCTTGGCTCGACGATGTATCTGTATGGAGAGTGGGCGCGGATGGCATTGGGGCACGGCGGAGAGATAACACACATTATATGGGAACCTCTCGAAGCCCCAGAACCTTGCCCCATCTGCCGCAGGATGATCGCCAATGCGGGCATTATTCGAGTTGTGACGCCTGACAAGTGCTCGGACGATGAATAGGAAGGCGAACATGAATATCATTTTCTTAGTGTGTGAGTGTGGAAAAGAAGTTAGTCCTGTGTTGCAGTTCCACAAAAATCGTTATAGGTACATCTGCCCAGTCTGTGGAGCTGGAGCGCAGCGACCTTGGTACAAGAGGAAGATAAAAGCAGCTCGGATATGGAATCGTGACGCTTTGGAAAGGTGGACGGCAAAATATGACACCTAAAGACATGATTATTCAGAACCAGAGGCGCGAGATAGAACGGCTGTGCAGGGTCATCAAACTGTTGGTGCTCGATGCGAATCCATGCCGGTTCTGCGCCAACGACTGCGATAAAGGCCGGGGCTGTCAGTTTTTCAAAATCAAGGAGGGCGTATGAGCGAAAGCATTGTAGTCAACTGCGACTGCATGGAGTACATGCGCGGCGTGCCTGACAAGGCGTTCGACCTCGCAGTTGTGGATCCTCCATATTTCTCGGGACCGGAAAGGCGCGGCTATTACGGGTGCCGTGTCAGTAAAATCGGTGTCCATCGAGATTATCCCATATCCCCACAGTGGGATATTCCTGGAACGGAATATTTTGTAGAGCTTCAGCGTGTCGCCAAGCATTACATAGTGTGGGGATGCAATTACTTTGATTACCACTTTGCGCCGGGGCGAATCGTGTGGGACAAGTGTAATTCCTCAAGCAGTTTCTCCGACTGCGAGCTGGCCGCGACAGACCTCTTCACCAGCGTCAGGATATTCCGCTTTATGTGGAACGGGATGCTCCAAGGGAAGAGCATTGAAGAAGGCACCATTATGCAGGGCAACAAAAAACTGAACGAGAAGCGGATTCATCCTACGCAAAAGGCAGTCGCGCTCTATCGGTGGATTTTCAAAAACTACGCACACGCCGGAGACCGGATTCTTGATACACATCTCGGAAGCGGCAGCAGCCGCATTGCGGCCTACGATGCAGAGCTTGACTTTGTAGGATGCGAAATAGACCCAACGTATTTCAAGCTTCAAGAAGAGCGCTTCAACGAGTATACGGCACAGCAAAGTCTTTTCGTGATGGAGGGGAGAATGAACGATGAACAAATTTAAGAGCTGGATCATACACAAACTGGGAGGGTATACCGAGCAACTGCCGCCGCCTAAAGTTGTTCAGATCAATTTGCGTCCTGAAACGTTCGTAGTTTCAAGGATATATTCACGCGAACAGGTGGAAACCTTCGGCGAAGATATTATAAAGGAGATCACCAAGCGGGACTTTATAGAAAAGCTCGTTACATCCAAGGAGCTTAGCCGTTTCATAGAGTGGAGATTCCGGCAGGACGGTTCTGGTGATTTCCATTGCCAAGCAAGGTTGAGCGTTGTAGACATGTCGGAAGTGAGGGACTATCGTGTGGGCTTCGAGCGAACAATTTGAAGCGGTAAAGCGTTTTGTCACGCAGTTTATTTGCTATCCGCAAGGAACCGTGATCGATGTAGAAGCGCTGAAGCACGGTGTAGAAGTTCTTGTGGAAGAGGGCATATTTACCTTACCACAGTTCAAATTGGCGTTTCTGATAGAGACAAATATGATATGCCCCGCGGAATTTCTACCGGATGAATAAATATTCGCATTATGCAGAGGGGAGGTAAGCCGAATGGATAAAAGCCAACGGCCATTAACCGAAAAGTGCAAGAGAGTAATTTGTACTTATGCCGAAAACGATATGAACGCCACAGCCACGGCCAGAGCACTGAACATAAACAACTCCACGGTGGAATTTCACTTGACAGCGGCAAAGGAAAAGACCGGAATAAATCCGAGGTCGTTCTTCGGGCTGATCGCTTTGCTTGAGACAATAGAGGAGACAACATGAAAATCATCGACATATCAGGGCAGACATTCCACGACATAGAAGTCCTGAGTTACAACGAAAAGCGCTCCGGTGGGTCTTTGGGTGCGTATTTCAACTGCCGCTGTCGGATATGCGGGAAAACATTTGTCCGCCGTGGATATGATATCCGCACGGGACGAGTCAGAAACTGCGGCTGTACCAAGGTGCGAAAAGGCTCGCGCGAGGGCTTGGGCGGCTCGGAAGGATATGTAGGTGTTAATCCGGACTCGCAGAAAAAATACGGTTGCGTATATTGCAAAGACCGCAAGGCATGCGGCGGACAGAAGCGGTGCAAATACGCTGACATTCTGGATAAGTACCCGGATTATAAGGCGTATGACGAGGAGGCTAAGAGACTTTTTGTGAGTCTTGGGCTTGACGAATAAGGAGAGAGAATGAGTCTTTTGTATTTCTTAGTGGCAATTTGGTATTACATGAATGAGGAAAAACTTGGAACCGATTTTTTTATGACATGGGCGCTGTTTTCAATCGCGGATGCCATGTGGTTGAAGTTGGGACGGAGGTGAGTGACGATGGAGAAAGCTTATGCAAGATTCCTTGCGTTGCGTCGGAAAGTTATGGCGGGAATAAAGAAAGCGCTTGAAATCGACTGCACACGCTTCTCACAGTGGGTCGAACCCCAAAACAGATGTCCGGCATATTCGGACAAATTCTTGAGGGAACTTGCGTTGAAGGATTTGTGGGGGCAGATGGGAGAGCAAAGAAAATGAAGTGTGAAAAGTGCGGTCGTGAGCTCACTGCAATAGAGCTTGTGATGGAGACGTTTGATGGCGGCAACATAATCACGAAACATTCCTTTGTGGAAAGGGATAACGGCGCTGTGATAGTTGATACCACACCTCTTTGGGTTGGCGGCGAACTCGGCCTCGACGAAGTGCACGACACTATTGCCTGTCCGCATTGCGGCCAGTTTCCCTTTGAGGACACGGAAGTGCAGGTCGATGACGTGGTTCGGATAGTGATGTTTAGAAAGGACGGTAAGAATGGGATATAGGCATTATTTTTATCTTGTAGACAAGAGCAAGTGCGAAGCGGTCAAGAACATGACCTTGAATGAGCTTTGCGATTATGCGAAATCCGAGGGCGTGGAAGTTGAGGACGGATGGTTCTACTTCAACGACGAGAAATTTCTTGACAAAAAGAGAATCTTTGAGTTCGGAAAACTGTATTGGGATGATACGGCAGACCGGATTTATAGCAAAGGCGAACCGCTGTTCACAGACAAAGAAGTTCAGGAGGACGTTTCTGACTATGAACCGTATGTCGTTGGTAAACCCGGACTGCTGGAAGCGATAGAGATATACAAGCGCAAAATCATAGAGGCGTATAAAGACTTACTTGTGGACGGCGGAAAGCAATTTCTTCCGGGAGGTTTTTCCATAGAGCGGGATGACATCAAGAGCATAGATAAAATACGCGACTTTATCCACGAAAGACTTAAATGGTGGGAGAGGCTCGGCGCTATTGACCTTGATGAAACGCATGAATATATAAGCGACTCATGGCAGTATGAACACCAAATTTTCGAGTTGGTCAGGCTGTATAAGGCCATAGACTGGGAAACCAAAACCGTGCTTTTTTACGGGTGGTAAAGGGGAGCAGAAATGAAGATAACACTTGATATTCCGCATACGGCTGTGGCCGCTACTCTGTCAATTATGTGCGACGAAAGTACACACTTTACCCTCGGAGCATACAACATCGGCCCCGATGAGATACACGATGGAGCGATTATAAAGCTTCCGAGAGAAAGGGATGATACAACTGATGAACGATAGATTTCCGAAAGACTGCTGGGATAAGAAGTGCCAACATTTCCATGTAAGAGACATGAGTATTGACGATTTGCGATGTACGTGCGACCTGCTTCAGATGCAGTGTGATGCTTGCGATGAGAATTTCTCGTTTGTATTGTGCCCAAAAAAAGACGAGGTGATGCCTAATGGGAATGGATGATCTCATAGAACGTGGAGCGGCTACGCAAGCAGCAGTAAAAGAGGTGTGGCTTGGACAGACAAGCACTTGCCGAATTGCAAAGGCCATAAACGATGTCCCAGCAGCAGATGTCATAAAAGTGGTAAGGTGTGAAGAATGTAATTTCTTCAGCATGTATGCGCTCACCGGCAATGGATTTTGCGTGCATCAAGACGGGCTACAAAATCCATACCCAAAAGATTTTTGCTCACATGCGGAAAGGAGAGTAACAAATGGACTTAAATGAATTTCGCAACAAAATGTCCTCGGACGCGACCGAGGAAAATAAAAGGCTCAAGGCAGAGTTGTCGAAGCTGAAAAAGCAGTATCGGGAAAAGGTAAGCTCTCTGGAAGAGGAAAACGCCAACCTCAAGGAGGATTGCCGAGCGTTGAGTAATCGGTGCTGGGTGTTTATGGGCGGATGCTTGTGCGCAAACTGTTTCTTCCGTAGCAGTTTCGTGTGCAAACACGCCCCAACGCTGGAAGAGATGGTAAAGATGGGAGCAGCGCTGCGGCGAGAAATGGAGGGTAAATGATGGACGCATTTGAATTTCTCAAAACCAAGAATCGTATGTGCGAGACCTATCTTAGAGCCGAACCGTCTAAATGTGATGGATGCCCGTTTGACGATGTGGCTGGTGCCATGTGTTCAAGTTGGTGTTTTGAACACATGGCAGAGGCAGTTGCTATTGTCGAGCGATGGGCTGAACAGCACCCAGCCAAGACCCGACAGAGCGAATTTTTGAAACAGTGGCCCAACGCTACATGCAATGGCGATGGTATTTTAGCCTTGTGCCCCAGCACTCTCGATGCGGACTATAAAGACGAAAAAGGCTATTGCAACCAGAATAAAATCTGCGGTGACTGCCGCCGTGAGTTCTGGATGAAAGAGGTTGAATAATGGAGTGCTACAGCAACTGCCCGTTCAGGGTAAACAGATTTAATGGCAGCCATTGGTGTGAATGTACTGCTTGCCCGAACCGAACGACATCGACTACTGTGCGCACAACAAATCGCACGCTGACATCTACAGAATTGAGACAGTTTGAGGGGACATCTACCAAGAACTTCAACTACGGGGATTATCAAGGAGGAGTAAAGTAAAATGATTAACATCGAGAAAAACAAGGAAAGGTTTGTCAATATCGTCACGGAAAACATCACACGCGACAACACGACCGGTCTGATAGCGTGGCTTGACCTGCACTCGGACTTCTTTGAAGCCCCGGCGAGTTCGCGCCATCACCTCGCAGTACCTGGCGGACTGTGCGAACACAGTTTGAATGTGTATGATAGACTGTGCAGATTTCTGCGCGAGGAATATGGCGATAGCTGCCCATATACCGAAGAAACCATAGCCATTGTCGCGCTTTTCCATGATCTATGCAAAGCCAACACGTACAAGCCGAACTGCCGCAACCAGAAAACATACGACCCTGAAAAGGTTGCGGCTGCGGAGAAGTGGACAGTGAAGCACGACGCGGGTGGAGATTTCATTTGGGAGACAGTACAGGCTTACGATATTGACGAGAAGTTCATTTTCGGCCACGGAGAAAAGAGCGTTTTTATTCTCCAGCAGTTCATGGTTCTGTCAGTAGACGAAGCGACCGCAATTCGCTATCACATGAGTTCGTGGCAGGAGGGAGAAGCCAGAGCCGCGGGAGATACTTTCCGCCGCAATCCGCTGGCGTTCTTCCTGCACGTCGCAGACGAAGCGGCGACTTTCATAGATGAGGTGGACAAGAAATGACAGTTGAAGAATTTGCCGCAAAACTGAACGGGCGGCAGTACGGTAATGAGATAACAGAAGATGAAGCAATCCTCGCAGAAAATCTGGATTTCCTCGTTGTGTTCGGCGCATCCGACGACCTCGCAGAGTTGAGGGGCGCAATAGACGGAGAGTGTGACTGTTTCGAGGGTGGAGTACTCAAGCGTGGAGAAGGACGTTCCCTGCCCATCAAAGCAGTGTGGTGCCCCGAAGGAAGAGACTGCTCATGGGCATACGAGACTGAGCTACCGCACGCAGAGTTCAAGATCATGGAGGAGAGCGAGGTGTACTGTTACGGCATCGTGTGCTCTCTCAATGGGACGCCGAAGATGTATAGGTGTCCGTTCTGCGGCAAGGAGAAGCTGCACATCGGCGTGCATGATGACGAGGGAAACTATCATGGTGAGCTCGGCTGTGCATACGAATCAGACCCGTGGAGCGGTCTGAGCTACGGCATCCACCACGATGGTTGGGGCGAGTGCCTCTTGTGCACAGACGACACAAACGGGGTGGCGGGAGGTATGCTCTTCGATACTTCTTGCGAAGCCTACGACGCAATGGCCGAACTGGTGCGGTTTGCGGCGGTTGACCCCTCGACGGATTTGCTTGAAGGAACATTCTTAGGCGAAGAGTCAGATACAACGACCATGAAGTTCAAGCCGGTATGCGAACGCTGTGGTTATACGCTTCCATCATTGTCGCTTCGCGGAAACACGTCATCGGGGTACATGCGCGAGTGGCATTTTCAGCCGTTTTCCTGCCCACGGTGCGGAAGACGAATAGTCACCGCCGAGATCCCCCGCATAAAAGCCGGAGAAATTGATTATACCGAATAAAATATCAAGAGGTCATCTCTACGGAGGTGGCCTCTTTTTTGCGCTCTGCGCCGGTCACTATCTCAACCATATCCGACCGACAGGCGAAACTCTGCTGAGCCTGACCCAGTTATTATCCGAGAGTGGACTGAAAACCACTCAAAAATCATGTGCCTTAAAACGCACGAGAACGGCCTTAAAATCGATTTTAATATTCGGGGATGAAACTACACCACCGAGACGCGCAAAACGTGCCTGAGAACACGACAGACGCGAATAACGCAAAACCAAAGCGAATGATTATCTGTATTTTAGCCAAATTATAATTGAACAGGGGGATTTGGCCTATAAATAGCAGCTTCGCCCGGAGAATCTTTTGAAATCTTAAATTCGATTTTTAAGTAGGGGGAGGGGATGGAATCTGGGATGGTTGGAAGAATGAAGTGAACAAGGATGAAATGGGGACTGCCACCGGAAAACCTTGAAAAATCAAGCCCCCGCGCGGTTTTGTAAGTGGGGGTGGGGTGCTATCTCTGGCCATTATTACACTAATGACTAGAGCTAGACGGCCTCGGCTGCGCTGACGGCGGTTTTTGTGGAGCTTTTGAAAACTCGCAAAATCTCGCAAATGCTCCCGAAATCGTGAACAAGCGCGAATCGGCGACACTCCCCGTCTGAAGAACTGTATTAAAATGATTCGACAGTCAGCGGCGTGTTGTGTTGGGTGTTGCTGTGTCCTTGCTTCTCTTGTCGGTGTTCTCTCTCTTCTTTGTGGTATTGCTCTGCGCCTTGCTTTGGCTGTTTGTATATTCTTTCTGTGTGCGGTTCTCTCTCTTCTTAGGGGTGCTTATTTTATATATATCTATAGAAAGATATATACACATTATATACACACATATATTATAAATCTTAAATATATATAATATATATCTTAGATATTTATATATAAAAGGGGGGCTGTACAGCTGTGTAAAGCCCTGTTGTGCGCCGTGCTTGCTGATGGGCTGGGGGTATGCCCTATAGAGAATAGGCACGGTAAATGGCGCTTGTGTGGGGCTCTCTTGTGCCTGGGCTTGGTGTGCTGTGTGGGGGCGCTCCTGGTGGGGTGTGTGCCGGTTGGGGCGGCTTGGGGGCTGTCATGTATTCTAATATTACTTAGATAATATACACCTATACACAGGGTACATATAATATCTTGGATATATAATATATATAATCTAAATAATATATAATTAAGGGGCACAGGCGCGGATCCTGTCCCCGGTCGGCATCTGTATAAAGGCAATAAAAAAGACGGCCATTGCTGACCGTCTCAGGGGGCTTTATATTGCATTGTGATGTATGGGGCGGGTTTTACGCTGCGGATTCGTCTTCAATCCTTTTAAGCGCCTGTAAATGCGCCTCGGTGCGTTTGGCGTACCAGCATTTTTTAACGCTGTGCCAGCGATACCCGGCAGCCTTGAGCGCGTCACGTGTGGCCTGTGAGGGCTTGGAAGTAAAATAAACCTCGATCCCGTCATGCTCTGTATTAAACTCAACGCGGAGCGCTGCGAGCTTCGCCGGGGCTGTCTGGGGCTGATCCGCGTTAGCTTCTGCCGGTGCCGGTGCTTTGCTCTCGGCCTTGGCGGGGCGCTTCTCGGCTCTTGGAGCGCGGGGGACGACTTTCACGGCGCCGGGGCTCTGCAGGCATCCGAAGTAATAGAAATTGACGTCGAAATAATCTATCATTGCATCACTATCATCATAGTTAAAACTATTAACATATTCGTCCACGGCCTTAACCGTCGCGCGGGTCTTATCGGTCAGGCATCTATAAAATGCGCCGTACTTGCTCCAAATTCTTTCAAATTCGGCTCGCTCCTCGGCCTTGTTCCAGCTGTTGAGGGTCCACACGCTGTTGCGGGTGGCCTTCCGCCAACACTCGGAAATATCATCGTCTGTCATTTCCTCATAAGCTTTGAAGATATCCGCGGGGGCTTCTTTCATGTCAACGTGCAGCTCCTGGCACATGGAAGCGTAGGCCGTGCGGACGCTGAAACGGTAATCCGGGAAAAACTCCTTGACGTAAGCGCGGACAAGCTGCGCTATCTCCTTGAGACTGCGCCCGGCTTCGTACCGTTCGCCCTTCCAGCCGTTCGCGGTGTAAAACTCGCGGCGGGTGCTCTGGGCGGTTTCGGTGCTCTGCGCGGCTGTCTTGGCCTTGAGCACGGGAAACATCATGTCATACTCGTTATTGATCTCTTTCATGGTCTCGACGTCGCCGCCGCGGTCGGGGTGGTGGATCATGGCCAGCCGTCTAAATTCCTTCTTGAGTTCCTCAAGGTTTTTGCACTGTGCGAAATATTTCATTTTTTAGTCCTCCTCGTAAAATTTGCAGCCTGCCATCATCAGCGCCGGGAGGCCATCCCCGGCGGACGCCCTCACGGACGTTTCGGCTTAAAATTCTTTCGGGTCTATGATCCCCATATCATTACAGATCATAAAGATGTAAGAGTATTTATTATCCTGATTCATTAGCATTTTGCGGCGCTCTTCTTTCAGTTCGTCAATCAAGTATTTTTTCATTTCCTCGTAAGACATCATTTTTAACCTCCGTTAATATCTGATCTGTCAGATATTCTTGTTTACGGGTGTTATTATACAGTACGGTTAACAGTATTGCAAGCCGCAATAATGCACAAAAATAAGCACGGTAAACCGTGCAAAGCATACAAAAAGAGCAGGCCGTTGTTTTTCGGTCTGCTCTCTTGTTTTTCTGTATGATCCTTAAGTGGTTTTAGTCCTGATTTGCCGTGCTGACATAGATTTTAATTATTTTCTTTATTTCTTCGGCGGTATACGTTTCTTGCTCGGGCTTCTCGTCTATGATGTTTATCAGATCATACGCTATAGCTTTCCGGGCTTCTTTCATTTCCTTTTCAGTTGGCATTATTGTACCCCCTTTTATTTTTCCGCGGTTGTCAAACTTTCCAGCAGCGCGCACCCGTCTAAACTGTTGTGCACATAGTCAGACAAGGCCGCGTTGACTGTCAGTCCGTGCGCCTCGCAAAGTGCCCGGAACGCTTCGGCCTCGGGTTTTCGCACTTTACAGGCAAGCACGGCTAAATTTTTGAGATCATATTTATTTTGTGATGCTCGGCGGGCGTCGCTTTTTTTGTCGCCTTTTGGTACGGGCAATATATCACCTCCCCCGCATTTATTATAACTAAGGTGCGCACGGTTAACAATATACAATTTACACAAAAAAGTACGGTTAACCTTGTGCAAGATGGCATATTGCAATACTGTTAACCGTACTGTATAATACATACAGTCAGACAAGCCCAGACGGGCGCAGGAGGTAGAACATGAATAATAATATCTTGAAAAACTCTTTCAGCCTCAACCACAAAATAACGGTTTACGTTCCCGGAACCGTTGACGCGAGCACAGCAGGAGATACAAGCGCATACGTGACCGAGGCCGCCGCGCTGCTGTCTGAGTGCTTCGGCGGCGCGACGTCAACGCCCGTCCGCGGGTACTGGATGAGCGAGGCGCACGGCCTTATAGCGGAAGATAATAACGCGGTGTTTGCCTATGCTGCGCAGTCTGCACTTGATGAGCATCTGGACGACGTTGTTAATTTTGCCGTCCGCATGCGGGACGAGCTGAAACAAGAGGCCGTAGCCGTCGAGCTGGACGGGACTATGTATTTTATTTGAGGAGGATTTGACAATGTTACATCAATCAACATTCCATTTTGTCGACGCGGAAGAGCAGGCAAAAATTTTCGTTGAACAGCGCCGCAAGCAGCGGCGGAAAGCCTGGTACACCCCATGGAGCAGCGCAGACGGCAAAGAATCAAAATTTATTGTCTGGTACTATCTCTATTAACAGTTTGCCGGGGCTTTTCCCGGCAGTCTGTAAAAGCGTCTTGATCGCAAGGCGTTTTTACAGGCTTTGAGCCTAAAAAATACGGAGGTATTACCACATGAGCACATTAAAAAAGCCCCTTTTTATTAACGGCATGTATAACCGCGAGGGCAAAAACTGCCGCGCGGATTTTGTGCGCGAGGTCAGCAACGGCGCGGAGTCGTACAAGCTTTGGACATGTACAGAGAAAAACCAATACCCCGCCAACGAGCGCGACAGGTATTTTCTTTATGTCGAGATCAACAAATATTTAGTGCCGCTGCGGATGACAGATTATAAATTTACCGATGTTCTGGGCTTTTTCCCGGCTTGCGTAGAACTGTACGGAACGCGGGAAGAACGCGCGCGAGTCTGGCAAAGGAGCAGCGGCGACGAGGTTAACAGGCTGCGAGAGCTGGAAGAGCCCGTAATACTTCGGTACGGCTCAGACCCGGCGCGGCAGGCGGATTATATCCGGGATCGTCTGCGCGTTCGCGTTCGTAATTACATCAACGCCCGCGACAACGGCGGCACGTTCGCCGACTTCGTCGGCGCGGCTGTACTCGGGGAGCTTGGCAAGTGCGCGGAACTGTCCGCAAAACTGCGCGCCGATGGAGAAGCGAGAGAAGAAGCCGCCCGCCGTGAACGTGAAGAGCAGGAAGCAAAGGAAAGAGCAGAGCAGGAAGAGCAGCACCGGCAAGAGATAAAGAAGGCCGAGGAGATTTTTACCCGCGGCGGCCTGATTTCTGACGGCGCTTTATTGGTCGAAATCGCCGACGCGCACGGCGTGAAAATTCCGTTGCGTACACGCGGCTGGATCCTCAATAGCTTTGCACAATGCAGTATTACCATTATCGAGGGTGCGCCGCGGTACTCTGTGCGCTATTACAAGCGCAACAGCGGCACCGGCAGTACTAAAATATATGAGATCATCGAGCAAATACGCGCGGCCATAATCGCCGCGTGAAGCCCGCAAGGCCGACGGCATCCGCCGCCGCTGGTGCAAGTCCAGCCGCCTATATGGCGGGCGCTCATGGGCAAAAAAACAGGATTAAACCCGGCGCGAGATACGAGGACGCGCGCCCATCGCTATAAACGGCGGTCAGCCTGCCGGGGTGCTGATGTAAGGCCGTGGGGAGCTGGTGCATCTCCCCGAAGAAAACAGATTGCACCCGCCGCCGGACGTGTCCGGCAGGATCACCGAACGGGGCAGACTTGAGCGACCGCGCCCCGGAATGTGAACAGGGAGCGCGGAAGTCTTGGGGGCACTGAACACGCCCGCGGGATTTTACTGGGAAGTTTCCGCGCCCCTGAACACGGCCAACAGAAGAACTGCGGGGTTTGCGTGAACACGCGCCCGCAAAATACTTGGGAGGATTTACGAACATGACCGAACTGAAACACGCGAAGCAGAACTATCAGAATCTGCGCCCCATCTTGGAGGCGCTTTCTCGCCACGACTTCCATATCAGCGTGGAGAATGAGCCGTACACGCGCCTTGCCGCCGAGTTCCTTTACTTCTCGGACTATAAAGGCCGTCCTGTGTACTACATCGCGCATTATTCCGAGCAGAACGGCGACCTTATGGCTGATCCGGAGATCGAGTTTGCAGTCGATGAAGCCGCGCAGACCATTGAGCCGGTACTTTTCCGCAATGACTATACCGGGAGCTACGACGAGGTTTACAAGGAAGTGGACGGCCAGATGATGTACTCGCAGCGTCTGCGGGTGAGCATTGACGAGTTCCTGCATATTTGGCTCAAGAACCTCAAGCAGCAGGGCTTTATAAAACTGATAAAGGAGATGTAATACACGGAAATGAAGATTTATGCCGAATGGCTGTGTGAGGGCGAGCTGCACGAAGGTGAGTTTGACAACTGGCGCGACTTCACCGCTGTCACATTTAATATGGATATTCAGTTGCTTTATTTCTACACCATATTACCGCCAAAAGCTTGTTAGGAGAACTGCACAGAAACAGGTCACTACGTTCCCTGAACGTCCTCCGGGAGGTCTGTACAACATTAGGTCACTACGTTGGGGGAACTGTATAGAATCGCCCCACAAGGCCAGGGAGAGCCACAGAGAATCACCCGACTACGTGGGGAGAACTGCACAAACTTTGCTGCGTAGATGGGCAAAGTATTATGAACACAATACAAAAATCTGCGTATTTGACATCAAAACCGAGAGAAACACCGATTTTGCGCTTGACAGCTATGCTACCATCCCAACACCTCAGAAGAACTACACAGAATCAGAAAGGAAGATAGCAAATGTCAAACGAAATTATGAATATCAGCGGTGTGGACTGCTACGAAAAGGACGGAACTGCATACCTCAATCTTGAGGCTGTTGCCCGTGGGCTGGGATTTACTCGCATTGCCGCCAGTGGCAACGAAGTTGTCAGATGGGAGCGAGTCGACGGGTATTTGCAGGAACTGGGCGTGCCCACTTGTGGGCACGACGATTACATCCCCGAAAATATCTTCTACCGTCTCGCAATGAAAGCCAAGAATGAAACTGCGGAACGATTTCAGGCGCTTGTTGCTGATGAAATCATCCCGACGATAAGGCGTACTGGCGGCTATGTGGCAAATGACGATATGTTCATCGACACATATTTGCCCTACGCGGACGAGCAGACGAAGCTCCTTTTCCGTTCTACGCTTGAAACGGTAAAGAGACTCAATGAGAAAGTCAAGGCTGATACGCCGAAGGTCACTTATTTCGACGCCCTCATTGACCGAGGGAACGATCTTTCATTCCGAGAGACCGCCAAAGAACTGCACATTGGGGAGCGCGAAATGATACGGTCATTGATTGCCGCGGGCTATCTTTACAGGGATAAGAAACAGCAGCTCAGACCATACGCCGAGACCAATAACGGCTACTTCACTCTCAAGGAGTACGTCAACGGCGATAAAACCGGCGCGCAGACGCTTGTGACTGTCAAGGGCAGAAAGAAGATCGCGAACATGTTCGGGAAAGAGATATAGAGAACCACACAGAAACAAGGAGGAACACATGAAGAAATACTACAGCACATTGCATTTTCACTTTGAGCAGAGACTTGTAACGTCGCCCTATAAGGATTTCATGGAGCGCTACCCCAACGGTCAACTGCGTTGGGAGGTGTACACAAACCGTGGAAAGATCGGAGAGATAAATCAGTACCGCGATAACTATGGCAGACGCAAGTTATATTACAGTGTTACATCAGCGGGGAGCGGCTACCGTGGAGATGCGGCCACTCTCTTTGAGGCAAAACAGTTAATTGCCGAGAAATATAAAGAAGTCCCCGAAAGCGGTACAAACATCGTTTCATACCTCGCCGATCCGAACGCCGAGTTTTTCCCTACACCCAGTGCGCTTGCGGGGAAGATGTTCGGCAATATAAAGAAGTCGGAGGAGATCTGTACAGTCTTGGAGCCGTCAGCGGGCAAAGGCGACCTCGCGGAGCTGTACATAAAGTTCCTGAAGAACAATCGCCGCTACAATGGCAATTTCGATATCGAGTCTGTGGACATGATCGAGCATGACGCAAACCTCATTGCCCTGCTCCGTGGGAAGAACTACAGAGTCATCGGCGACGACTTCCTTACTTTCCATTCGCATAAGCACTATGACCTCATCATAATGAACCCGCCGTTTTCCAACGGTGACGAGCATCTTTTGAAAGCGTTGGAGATTCAGGCAGATGGCGGCCAGATCGTGTGCCTGCTCAATGCTGAGACGATAAGGAATCCGTACACCAACCGCCGCAAAGTCCTCAAGCAGAAACTCGCCGAGTACGGCGCAAAGATAGAGTTTGTCCGTGACGCGTTTAAGCATGCGCAGCGCAGAACCGATGTTGAGGTTGCGATAGTCCATGTGAATATCCCTGCGCAGCGCAAGACCTCGACCATCTACGAAAACCTCAAGAAAGCGCAGTCGGAAGACCTGCACAACGATGAAGCAGAACCCGACGCTATGGTATACGGCTCTTGGGCGGAGCAGATGATACAATCCTTTGACTTTGAAGCACAACTTGGAAAGAAGCTCATAGAAGAGTACAACGCCCTCACTCCCTACATGATGGACGATCTCGACGCCACCAGCAAATACCCAAAGCCGCTCATATCCATCAATATAAACGGCAGTGAGTTTAAGACGGTGGGCACGTCCGGTATAGAGCGGTACATGAACGCCCTGCGCATGAAATATTGGCGCGGTCTGCTCAACAAGCCGGAGTTTACATCCCGCATGACCTCGAAAATGCAGAAGGACTATGCCGCAATGGTGGACAAACTCTGCGGCTACGATTTCAACGTCTTCAACCTCCAGCAGGTTTACTATGACCTCAATGCACAGCTCGTGGACGGTGTGAACGAGAGTATAGACGCTCTCTTTGATAAGTTCTCCGCGCAGTATTCATGGTTTCCAGAGTGCCAGAAGAACATTCATTACTATAACGGCTGGGCGACAAACAAAGCCCACAAGGTTGGCATGAAAGTCATCCTCCCGATAAACGGATTTTGTAGTTACAGTGGCTGGAAAAACGAGAGGGAACTGAACGAGTATACGGTCTATGGAGAACTGAGCGACCTCGAACGTGCACTGAATTACCTCGACCGGGGCGAGACCACAGAGAAGCGCAATGTTTCCACATGGGTAAAGCACGCTATCGCAGCAGGCGAGACGGTCGTTGACCTCACATGGTTCACGGCGCAATTTTATAAAAAGGGCACTTGTCACATCAAGTTCAAGCCGGAGGCCGCGCCGCTTATCGACCGCTTGAATATCTACGCCGCCAGAGAGCGCAGTTGGCTCCCTCCGAGCTATGGGCGCAAGCACTACGCAGATATGTCTGCCGAGGAAAAGACCGTAATAGACGAGTTTCAGGGCGAGGAGGAGTACGAAAAGGTGATGGTGAATCCGTCGAGATACATTCTTGAGGCCGCACAAATGACCCAGCCGCTTTTGAGCGCTGCGACATGAGGAAGGAGCTGACAACAGTGGGATTCTGTGAACGTGATATAAGGACGATGAAGGCTTTTGGCATAGAGGCACAGATGAAAAAACTTCATGCGGAGCTGATGGCATTACCGGATATCAAAGATGTCGAATATGATCTCACTCCGTTTTGGAGCGATATCCCGTATGTGATTTTCCTGCCAACGTGGAATATACCCGCAGCGGCAAAAGATTACTTCGACCGGAAAACTGCGCTGCTTCAAGCGATACTCACTGTCGCGCACGACAATGGTCTTACGCGAACCGGCGACCGCATAGAGGACTACGGCTCTTGCTGGTATATAGTTACGAGTTGTAATTGGAATATCAGTGAAAGGAGGGAACCTCATGGATAAAAGTGCTCTTGCATGGATCGTTGTAATCATCATCTTTATTGCGCTTGTTTTTGCTTTTAAGATATGGATTGCAAGCTCAGACTTGCCGTTTTGGGTAAAGTTTGTGCTGCTGCGGAAATGAGGGGGGAGGGAATTTGTCAATGATAGAGCTGTCTGTTTTGCATAGACTTCTGAGAGCGTTCCCCAATTCCCTGATAAACGGCCAGTTGGAGTTTGTGGCTGACCGAAATCCGCGCGTAAACTCCTACTTCCGGCTTGATAACTGCGCGTCGGAGGAAGATGTGAAAGCCAAGGTGTTGGAATGGCTGTCACGAGACGCATACAAGAGCATGCACTATCACACCGAAAAAAGAAACGGAGATGTACACGAATACCACCGGCAGGGGATCAATTCTTTTCTGGGAACGGCGTTCACACCGGAGGATATGGCGATTATCTATCAACGGCTTGGTAACGCTGTTTACCACCAGAAAACACTTGAGTTTATCCGAAGCGGATATGATATGGAGGTTTTGAAAAATGTCTGACTGCATCAAGAAAGAGGATGCAAAGCGCGAGTTGTGTGAGTGGGCAACAAATTTGCTTGATCCGCGATTCTTAATAAAGGACGACGCAATGTGCGTGCTGGATAATATTCCCGCTGCCGACGTTGCACCTGTGGTGAGATGTGAGAACTGCAAGAGCGGCATTATGTCAGATGATAATAAATACATAATTTGCTGTAGACTTGGTGTTGGCATGGAGCTTGATGGTTTTTGTTCGCACGGAGAAAGGAAAATAACATGAGACTTACGTCAAATACTCCACAAGGCAATTTAGAACAGTCGCTGAATCTGTTCTATGCCAAAGACGGCGAAACGTGGGTGCGCGGATACGGAGAGAACGGCACAGACATTGCCCTGCTTGATTTAATGCGAAAGCTTATATGCCGATATATGGAACCAGACGAGATTCCGAAAACCATGTCTGATGAGGATGTTATGTTTGCAATGGTGGATTGGCTGTATGGCGGAACCGATAGCATGGAGGGCGTGTTAGCACTTCTCTATCTTGCGGGGTGGGTATGCGCAGAACTGCGCGAACGCCTCAAACGGTTCGAAGATAAGGAGAACGCTAATGTCTGACATATTGAAATCGCAGTGGAGAAAAGCCCGGAAGCGCCATGTGTGCTCATTCTGCAATCAGTACATAGAGCCGGGGGAAAGGTACAAATATGACACCCTCGTCTACGAAGGAAGCGTGTACGACTGGTTTTCACATGAAAAGTGCGACTTCCTCGCTAACGAACTTTGGGGATACGTTGATCCGGATGATAGCGGGATGACGGCTGACGATTTTCAGGAGGCATGCCAGGATTTCTGCTTTCACTTTGTCTGTCCTGATTGTGAGAATTGGGACAGAGAAAATCGCGAGTGCACTGCAGATGACTGTTGCTGCACCGATAAAGCCTACGAGACGCTGAAAAAGTACGAACTTTATATGACTAAAGAAAGCGGTTTCCTTGGTTGGGAACTCAGACCGAGAAAGGATGCCGAAGCTAATGGACAAACTTAGACCGTGCCCACTCTGCGGTAAGCCTGTGGCGTTGAGCTATAGCTCACTTGCCAATGCGTTTGAAATTCGTCACGCAAAATCCGAGGACGGCTGGTTATGCTACATAGTTGAGCCGATAAAGCTTGATGCAGTATCGCTTGCAGATGCCACCGAGGGCTGGAATAGGAGATTTGACAATGAATGAGTTGAAACCTTGCAAAAAATGCGGCTATACCCGCGGCCGGTTGATACCATACGGCCATTTTCAGAGCGATCAAATTACATATCGAGTTTCTTGCCCAAGGTGTAGTTATTGCACCAAAGAAAAAAGTTCAAGAGCTGATGCGGTTGAAGCATGGAACAGGAGTGGTGACAATGGGTCAACATAAAACAAATCCGGTTGCGATCGCAGCCAAAGAGGGTAGGCTACCGCCGAAAGAGAAAAACCGCATGTCCAAGCGCCAAGCAGAGCGGTTACTCATGCTGGAAATGGAGCGGAGATTGATTCCCGCACCACTTCGAGAACAGTTCAGAATCTACCGGGAAATTTGGGAGAGGGGACTTTGAATGAAAGTGTGTGATAGATGCCGGGTGTCCAGCTGCCTACTTAACTACGGCGGTAAAGCTTGCCAAGAGGCCAGAAAGCGGGAGTGCCCAGACGTGGTATTCACTCGCGCGGACAAGATTAGGGAGATGAGCGACGAGGAGTTGGCGAAAATCATCACATCTTGTCCGGCTGATAAAAGTGGAAACTGTCGTAAACAGACGTGTGCTGAGTGTCGTCTGGAATGGCTCGAAGAACCGGCGGAGGTGCTGTAATGTCAATAAGTAAAAAGCCCCCTGAGACCATCCCCACGCCGGAGGGCGTATCTCTCTGCCCATGCCCATGGTGCGGCGCGGAGGCGCATATAACATCCCTGACCTTCCCGGCGCGGGGCATGGCAAAGACGCTCTTCGGCGTGACGTGCGTCAGCCTAAAGCATCGGACTCCTATTGCATTTGTCACTCCGCAATCCGCCGCCACGTTCTGGGCTGACTGTGCAGACCGCGCGAAAAAGGCCGATAAGACGACCATTTTCGTGACCTCGCGAGAATGATAAACGCTTTAATCCACTTTGCCGTTTCTTTAATGCGCAATTTCATTTGATTTAATTTGAGGAGTGATGCAGATTTGGTCGGTACAAAGGTCAAGGCTTTGCTTGCGCTCACCGGCACGACGCATAGAGAGCTTGCCGAAGCCTTGAGTATTTCCCCACAAGCCTTGAGTAATAAGTTTCAGAAGGACAGTTTCTCCGTGTCCGATCTTATCGGTGCGGCGTACTTCTTCGGATGCAGGCTCAATTTTGAGTTCCCCAATGGAAGCAAGATAACATTCACGACTGAGGATAGGAGGGAATGATGTCAAGAAAGAAATCTCCCCGCAGTATTCCGCGCACTCAGCAGGACGTTGACCGTGCGCTTGCTCTCGGCCACGCAGAGGGCGCGAATTTCATTTCTACCATGATGCTCTTCATCCTCAAGGACAAGCACGGTTTTCCTGATGATGAGATAGAGCGACTCGCAAAAGAGGTTGATTTCTACTGCGCCCAGCTCAATTCCGGAGACATTTCATTCGCGGACGTCAAGAACGCGCTCAAGCAGGAATACGACGTGACTGTAAAATTCAGATAGGAGGAAAGAAAAAGAATGTACTATAAGAAACTATTCGCTGGCCAGCGTGAGTACGGCGGCGATCACTACAAGATAGTGAAAATTTACACGCAGGAGCGGGATCCCGAAAAGGTTCTTGAATACTGCCGCGCAAATATCAATCCCGGCATTTACCCGGACTACGACACATGGTATAATAACATTGCACCCGGCGGTAAATACTTCGGCGATATGAGGTATTTCTACGACGGCTGGTGCAAACTCGAAAAAGTACCGCACGGCTGGAAGTACACGCTGTGTAAACCGTATAGAGACAGAAGAGAAAGGGGAGCAGATAAGTAATGAAAATCGAAAAGATATCCGAACATCACATCCGTTTCAACAACGGTACGGCCATCAAGATAGCGCCGCAGTCTATGCGCATCGACACCACGTCGCTTTCGCTCGTGCCCAATATCAAGGACATGGACTTCAAAGAGCCTGTCGCCTTTACTGAGGGCGCGCAGGGCTGCGCTTTCAGCTTCGGCAATATCGGCGGCAGGATGATACCCGTCAGTATCTTCGGCGGCGGTGCAAGCCGCGAGTGCGCCGTCTATTATGAGAATAAACTGAAACTGGTGGTGGAGGTATGCTGAACGATGGGCGCATAATGGGCTATCTCACCGGCGACCCTGTCCAGAAGTACGGCACGGTGGACGGCAAGCCCTATGCGCAGTTCACTCTTGCCTGTGAGCGCGACTTTCGCCCGCACGGCAAATCTACCTACGATTTCCCCTCATTCGTGGCCTACGGGCGCATGAGCGAGGTCGTCACGCAGTATCTCAAAAAGGGACAGACCGTCATCGTGGAGTATCAGCTCAAGTCAGTCTCCTACAATTTCGATGGGCGCAAAGTTACCCAGACGCGCCCCACGGTCACGAGAGTGCGCTTTGACCGGCTCCGCGACCCGCTTGTCAAGGTGCCGAAGAAAGGCGAACCGGGCAGTGAGGAATTTTATTATGAAGGCTTTGATGAAGGAGGGCTTATCGAGCATGGAGAACTTGAAAACGCAGACAGTTAAGCGTGTGTACCTTGTTACGCTCACCACACCGAACACACTTGCTTGCTTGAGTAGTCGGAACACATACTCAATATGTGCTGAGAGCGTTTCTGCGGCTCTCAGAGAGTTTTCGGCAGAATTTGAACATTGCGATGCCTGCGGCGCATATGACGTTGCTGTGAGCCTCGCAGACGCGCCGGAAAGAGAACTGTACGCAAACACGCTTGTCGCGCCCGACGCATATACATTTCTCCGCAAATGCGCGGAGGACGCGGCGATGCCCAGATGATCAAAAAGCTCCACGGTCATCCGTGGAGCTTTTCTTGTTGAATTATCCTGCATAATATGATATTATCCCTACAAGCTAAGGACGGAGGCGAACTTCTGCAAGTTACATACTACGGAGGTATCGCCATGAGTATAACAGATACAATAGCACTATTTATGCTTGTACTCGCGGCTATTGGTTTGGGTGCAAACCTAAAGAAATAGCCGCCCCCTAACCCCAGCAAGAAGCGGCAATTTCAAGCTATAAACTTGTAGAGTTGGCCGTTTCTTGCTGTGACACCAGCGGGAACCGTCCTTAGTGAGAATATATCATTTTCTACGGCGAAAGTCAACAACTAAAACAAAGGAAACGCAACAAAGGGAATGAAACAAAGGCGGGGCTATTTACCCTGCTATTTTCTTTCACCCTTGAATTGCTCACACTGCTATGATACACTATAAATATCCTAACCGAAAATAAATACAGGAGGCAATGAAATGAAGAAACTTATCTCGCTTGTTCTCGCGCTGGTAATGGCGTTCTCCTTATGCGGATGCAATATGTCCGACTACAAAAAAGCTCAGAACGCGTATGAGAATGGCGATTACGAAAACGCCAGCACAATGTTCGAAACCTTGGGGGACTACAAGGAGTCTCAGGCGTTTTACAACAAGTCCCAAGCGGCTATTTACGACGAGAAAATCAAGGCGTTCGTAAATGATTGGACAGGGAATATCTCCGATGCCGAGGCGCTATATACTGATTACAAGAATCTTTCGGATGAAATAAAGGCAGAAATGTCCTATTGCGAGGACTTCGAGCGAACGTTCCCTGTGTATCTCGTCGATTATGTCTCAACTCTGAAAAATGATAACATAGAAGAAATTAAACGTATAATTCGTGAGTATAGCGAATGTATGGACGAAAATCAGCTTGCTACTTGCATGATTTACTTTGGCCAATGGGATGCTGTCGAGAAAGCAGAAGATTTCCTGAAAGAGAACTTGAAAAATCCTCACTCATATCACAGATATTCAGGAAAAGTTTCAACGCCAGAGGAGCATCGAGATTTCGCATATTGCACTATGTATGTGATGCTCGAGTATGGTGCAACGAATAGTTACGGCGGAGAAGTAGAAAGCACGGAGATAGTTTATATTTGTTTTTCATACGATACGGACAAACGCAATATTACTTACAACTATATTGGAGCAGATGAGGACAGCCGCAACAAATCCGTGCCAGATTATTATTTTTCCCGTTATGGTTACCGTTCAATGTCTGTTTTCACTCAAAACCTCTCAGAGAATTTTAGTAATCTGAAGGGGAGCAATACTTCGACTGGATATAACATGAAAATGCCCACCGAATCTGACTTTAGTGAAGTCGGAGGACAATGGGTAGCAAAGATTCAAAGCGATTCCCTCAACTGCGATTTTTATGCCATAGCGTCACAATACCGCAACGACGATAATCTATACATCACTTCTATTGAACTGGTATTCCCAACAGATGAGATTAATGACATCAATACAAAGGCCTGTGCGATTGATTTAATGACAGCAGTAATGTGCACACTTGACCGCAACGCATCCACCACTGAGGCTTCTGCGGCCGCCAAGGAGCTTTTTGATATGGATGACAATTCAGATAATCCTACGTCCGAGACACAAAAGATTTCTCTTAGCGAGACTGACTGGCGAATAAACGCTGACGAATATATAGTAACATTTAGAGGAAAAGTTTCCGGCTTTTTCTCACTGTCCTCGAATGATGACGACCAATACGCTTTGGCTGCCGCCATATCAACCTTGAACGCCGCCGACATTTCCAAGGATGATCTTCTTGAGTTGCTCCAGAACGCTGGTTTTTCTGATTCTGAAATTGAGTATGCAATGGAGAATTGTGGCGGGAAGTGGAACACCGATTCTAACTGAAAGACAAAACGCCCCGTGAAAACGGGGCGTAAAAAATATCGCATAATAGCTATTGACATTTTGGGCTACAAGTAGTAATATACTTGCGGGGCTACAAAAAGGCAGGTGAAAACTATGTCCCCTAAAATGGGTAGACCTCCAGCAGAGAATCCAAAATCTAATCCTATTCATGTTCGCCTCGACGATCACGAGCTCGAAGTCCTTGACAAATATTGTAAAGAACGCAATCTCAAACGAACGGAAGGGATAAGAGATGGTATAAAACTGTTAGAGACTTTTATTGAAAAATAAGCAAGTCGTCCACACTTCCAATGAAAACGACCCGCTTATTCCACTAACGGAGTTCTCCGCTTGTGAAATTATTTTATCATTTAGCGGAACTCCTGTCAAATAGTATTTTACGCAGGAGGATAGAATAGTGAACGAATTGACCATTATTGACCGCAGCGGCGTAGATGTTGTGGACAGCAGAGAAGTTGCGGAAGCTGTCGGCAAGAACCACAAGGAGCTTCTGCGAGACATCAGAAATTACGCCGAAACCCTTGGAAAATCTAACGAGCGCAATTTTGCGCCGGTTGATTTCTTCATTCCCAGCACCTACACTGACGGCAAGGGCGAAAGCCGTCCGTGTTATCTGCTGACGAAAAAGGGCTGTGACATGGTAGCAAACAAGATGACCGGTGAAAAGGGTGTTATCTTCACCGCAATGTATGTCAGTGCGTTTGAGAAAATGCGTGAGAAGATTGCCAAGCCCATGACCGCAATGCAGATGCTTGAACTGCAAGTGCAGGTCAACAAAGAACTCTCTGACCGCATTGATGCGGTGGAAAGCAACCAGAAGCGTATCGCCGAAGCCTGTTCCGTCCCCGCCGTGGGGCGCGACGAGTGGCAGGAGAATATGAAGAAGTACCTTTCCGGGCTGTGCGAAGAATACAGCATGAGCTATCCCGTCATGTACGACGACCTGTACAGCGCATTGGAGCGCAAGGTCGGGTGTAACCTCACCACGCGGCAGAGCAATATGCGCAAGCGTCTCAAGGCCGCAGGAGCGACGTACAAGGAGCGTCAGAGCGTTTCCAAACTCACGGTCATAGCTAAAGACCCGTCGCTCACCGGAGTGTTTGAGGGCATCGTACAGCGTTATGCGGCGCATCTTGCGTCGCGCAAATGGGACGGGAGGAACTGAACAATGACAAATGCTGTTGCAAAACACATGATAAATACACAGGGGCTGCTCGACGCCATCCGTATGTATATCGAGCCAATAACATTATGCACCGCTACAGAAGCGGAAAAGAAGAAATTCCTGTACTGCGATTGCCACATCGTTGTTCAGTTGCTCAATATTCTCGGCGAGAGGTTCGACGAAGAGAGCAGCATGGCGTGGGAGGTCGAGGACAAATACTCAAGGCTCTCATCCCAGAAAGCGAAGCTGGACAGTCTGGTGAACGTCCTAAACACATTCAAAATCGACCCTGTTGACCTCGACGATGACGATTACTGATTAAACAGGAAAGGAGATCCGCCCCATGTTTGAGAAATACGACGCCGCATGTGCGGCATATATAGAGAATATGCGCAATAACGAGCTGTCGGCGCAGACAGTCACCGGTTATGCCCGGACGTTCCGACTCTTCCGCGAGAGCATGGCGCGCCACGGTTTTGCGGACGTGACCGCCGCCGCGGTGATGAAGTTCCGTTCGGACATCGCGCATGATGCTATCACCACAGCAAGTCTCTACATGGGGCAGCTCCGTCAGCTCTCCGAGTTCGCGGCCAGATACGGCTACACAGAGGCGTTTGTGTTCGACGATGCTATGCCGCCCAAGGGAAAGGTCACCAGAGCCAAGAAAAAGCCGTATGAGCACGTTCTGAGCGTTGAGCAGATACATTCCCTTATCTCCGCCGAACGCCCCGTATACGGCAAGAAAATGGCTACATGGGCAAGGGAACAGGCGGAGGTCACGCTTATGCTTCTCTCTGGTGCGCGCAACTCCGAGCTTCGTTCTCTTACCCCGGCTGACCTCGATTGGGCGAATGGCTGCATAATGCTCCGCGTCACCAAGGGCGATAAGCCCCGCATGGTTCCGTTCTCTGCCGCGGCTCAGACTGCTGTGAAAAACTACCTCGCCTCCGGTATACGTCCGGACTCTGCCGATGACAATGCGCCGCTGTTTGGTTGCGTCAGCCGCAAAACAGGGGAGTGGAAGCCCTTGGAGCGTACCCAGCTCTCCGAACTTATAAATGGGTATACCAAGTCCGTGATAGGTGAAGAAAGCGCCTGCCGCTCTCATGCTCTGCGTCACGGCTTTGCATCCGCCGCGCTTGAAGCTGGTGTTGCGGTCGACGATATAAGCGGCGTACTCGGCCACGCTGACACCAAGGTAACGGCGATATACGCCCAGCGTCTCCATCCCGCCAAACTCGCAGCCAGTATCGGCAATGTGCTTGAAAACGCCGTCACAAGCCCTACGGTAGCCGTTTGATTGCGGCGATGAATTGATATGGCAAAGCCCTCAGAACGCCGCTTGGACGCTCTGGGGGCTTTGTGTGCATGCTTACGCTTTGGTTATCTCATTCCATGTCGCTTTTCCGCAGATCGCGTCAGCGTCTAAGCCGTGGTCGGACTGAAAAGCTTTGAGTGCGGCTCCGGTCTGAGCGCCAAACTCGCCATCAACCCATCTTGGATTGTAGCCCTTATACTTTAACGCCGCCTGAAGCATAGCGACAGAAACATCTATATCACCATTCTGTATCTCAGGCAAAGATACCGTAATATTACGATTAAGCTTAGGCATTTCAGGGCTTGATGGAGCTATATTTTCAGCACTTCCATTATATCTAAGGACTACATCCCAAGGATAATTATAATAGCTACGAATATAGAACTCTCTGCCTGTCTGATCTCCGATCTGGCCGCCGGTTGTTTTACCAAATTCATTGATAGATGCCTGTACGATCTGTCCATTACCGCAATACATAGCCGTGTGATTAACATGATTGAGCAACACATCTCCACGCTGCAAACCTGTTCCGGCAGAAATATCGACGGATGCAGTCACGTCCTCAAATCCACAAGACTTAAACACGGAATACATGTTCCCGGTGTATGTAGCCCCCTTGGATTTCACAGGAACACCAGCATTCTGCCAAGCTTGTATGACCGCGGACGAGCAGTCGTAATCAGGCCCCCAACGGTTCGCCTGATCGTAGCCATGTGAATTATCCTGCGCCCATGTTTCCATCTGAGCGATGGCTTTTTCTATTATAGACATATTCTTAATCCTCTGTCAGCAAACCACTGACTGTCCGTTCGTCATCCATATCACAACTCCACAAAGTTATCGTCATCCCATGCTGCCATTGCGCCAGCGTCGCCTGTCCAGACCTTACGCACATCATTATGAGTGTAGTAGGCGTTAGGAATAAGACTCATACCCTCTTTCCATATAATGGGATTATCAGCTGTGCCGAATGGGATTTCTTGCTCGACATAATCTTTACGCACTGCTATATCATTAACATAGAATATACGCCAGTCGTAGCCTATCTTGTCCGACTGCGTGACTTCCTCGCGTATGCCCCCGGCGGCGTTGACCTGTTCCGCCGTTACATGGTCAGCTTTTATTTTCTCAAGCAGTTCATCGTAAGTCATGCGTATATCTCCTTAATTTTCTCAATCTGGGCTGTCACGTACGCCGTCTGAGCGGCGTACGCTTCGTCAAGCGGTTTCCACGGGGACATCATCTCGCCCGTGAACACCTCGCCGTCCTCGCGCGTCCACGTCCCGCCCGCGGGGACGAAGCGGTAGCTCTCTATCCACTCCTCGCACTTGCCGTCGAAGAAGCCCGTCTCTATCGCTCTGCGTCCCTCTGCCGAGGAGACATAGCATTTATAGTCACTGTCTATGTAGATTGTCATGTCGTGCCTCCTTACTCAAGCCAGACCTTATCAAAGTAGGCTTTTATGCTGTTGCCGTAAGCGCTGGTATCAGATTGAGCATACAGCGATATGTACTTGCTGCCTGTGATAGAGGAAATATCAAGGCTTGTAGTAGTGCCAGCGGTAAGAGTCACCGTTGTGGTTGCGGTGTCATCTCCCAACGCGGTTGTGCCAACTTGAATCTTTGCTGTGCCTTTGGCACTATCGATTTTGTTGAGACGAACTTTCAAGGTGCTATAATCTGATAAACCGATTGCGGAAGATATACCAATTTCGCCCCAGCCCGGTTTAAATACCAAACCATTATCCCAAGTAGATCCTCCCAAATAGATTAAGCCGTCAGAGACTTGAGCATAGCCATAACCACTCTCGACATTTGACGAATCCCACGCATAGCCGCTTACTACGCCATTGTTGAACAGCACAAGCTCATAACTCAGCGTCACACTCGCACTCTGGCCATCGGCAGTGATAGAAACTGTAGCCGACTTTGTTTTGCCACTGCCGTCTGTCGCGGTTGCGGTGATAGTGTAAGTGCCGGTAGCATCGATCGTAGCCGTCCATGTCTTAGTACCCGTGCTGGTGTTGGTGTCGCTGGCTACCTGCGTTCCGGAACTGTTTTTGACAACACAGGTGCTCTGCGCAGGGTAAGTAATGGAGATAGTCGCAGAGAAATATGCTATTGTAAGTGTGTAATCAGCTGTGATCTCGACAGTTCGTGTCGCGGTCTGGCCCGCACTGTTTGTCATGGTAACAGTCCATGTACCGGTTGAAAGACCCTTGAAGACTGCAACACCGCTGCTATTGAATGTCCGGGTATAGGTTTTCCCGTCTTTACTGACGGTCACGATGTCGCCTGCAATGCCGGTAACTGTAAGAGTACCACCGGAACCACTGCTGCCTCCTGCGTTTGTTTTTCCTATTGCCATTTAGATACTCACCTCCAACAGATAATTGTAGGTATCGTGACGGCTGCATCAGGCGCAGACGCCGCATACAGATATATACCGCCGTTATAGCACTCTGCTACGGGTGCAAAATTCCCACTCGTGGCATCTGTAAGCGAAAAGATGATTTCCGGTGTCATGCTTGCCAAAACACCAGTGAGGCCCACAGATGCCCTGTAAGGATAATCCTGATATGTACTGTTAGAGACAAAGGATGCCGTGGCGATTGTGGTGTTAAGAAACTGCACTTTGACTGCATCTGGGGCAAGATTCTGATACGTCACACTGCCATCCGCGAGTACTTCATTATTATAGGTAAACGAAGCAGTCGTGTCGTCTGTGAACGTTATCGTGATTTTGGTCTGACCGTCTGCTGGGCTGCTGCCGACAATGGTTTTGATGCCCCGTGTTATCATCATCCAGTAATTTTGCCACCCTGCGGTGACACCGGGCTGAACATCCTTACTTGCAGCCAGCGCCAGCCACGAGCCGCCAAGGTTCTGCACACTGTCAAGAAACTCGTAGTTGGTATTTGCGGCATATGCGCCGCGTGGTCTGATTGATACTTTACCGAGGTCGTATTGTGCCATCTCTTATCACGCTCCTATTCTTTCATCGTCTGTGACAGCTGTAGCAATGGGGAAGTCGTTGACTGAAACTGCGTTTATGGTCATGGTTCCCGTCTGCCCTATCGGCCTTGTGAAGCCCTGTACAAGATGCCTCTCGGTGGGCGCTCCGGGCTTGTCCTCTCGCCGTATGGTTATGATCTGGTTTTCCACAATGTGGAACATCTGTGTCGTGGTCAAGGTCACTGTCTTGCCGAGCACGGCGTAACGCTTAAGCTGCCATTCGGCATACGCCTGACACATTTCATCGGAGTAATAGTCCTTCATCGAGAGCCGTTTGGTTTTCAGCCCTATGCGGCTGATGCAGGTGTCAGAGGAAATGTCGCGGTTCTGCGCTCTGCCTCTCGCGGTAAGGCTTTCATTATTCGTTGCCCCCACTACAATGACATCGTTGTAAACCTCGGCAGGCTTCGGCGCATACCGGATGCCCATTAGCTGCTTGCCCATCGAGAAGTCCCACAAAACAGGTTTAGATGTATCAAGAATGTCATCCTGTGACGGATCTACTTCCAGCCGTCCGGTCGGGTTATAGCCCACCCATGCAGCAAGCATCTCTGCAAGTCCGAGGATGACCTCGCCGATATTCCCAGTCTCAGAACTGAGATAGTCGTAAGGGGCGGTTATCAGACTTACACTTGAGCCGTCGGTAAGCGTCTGCGTTTTGTCGTTGTAATAGCTTGTAAAGAGTGGAGCAACTGCATCTATGGGCGCGCCAGCTGTTCCGGACATATCAAAGCGGTTGAGCCTGAGCAGGGAAGCTATGGCGGCGAAGATGTTGGTTCCGGCGTTTACACCGTAAGCGCCCTCAAGGTTGCCGCCAAGCGTTCCGTCGATTGCCGCCCATTTGTCGGTCAGCTGATATGATGCCTGACGGAGTCCCGGCTCAAAAGCCTCTTCCGGGTTTTCCACAAGGAAAACGCCTTGCGGAATATAGAAGTCTGTACCATCCGGGAGTATCAGCCCCTCGGAGAGCCTGATTTGCTGCCCAAACCATATCTTGTTGAGTGCATAATCATAAGCTCCATCGAGGTTTGCAAGGGAGATGTTTACCTGCCTGCGGCTGCCATTCTGTAAGTTCACAGTAATGTCACCTTCTTGAATAAAGGCTTTGGAACGTTTGTTCGCCACCTGATTATCCAGAGCGAAAGCCACGCTGCCGTTCGGCTGCAGGAACTCAAGCTTTGCCAGTTTTGTGAAGTCAGTCTTTAACGTGGAAAGGTATTGCTGCCAGTTTTGGCTATACATTTTGCGCTCACCCTCCCACATTCAAAGTTGCCTGAAGGTTGTTGCTGTCGATGATTTCAAGTCCAGCGACAGTGAATCCATCAGTCGTCGTCTGAATGAGGTCACCATCATCGGAAAGACTCAAAACAGAACCGAGCTCGTAGTTATCACCTGTTGTCCACACAAGGTATCCTGTCGCAGGGTCAACAGTTATGCTGGTGAATATAATACTGTCACTCGGCCAGAATGTGGCTTCGGGCGAGTTGATTATCTTGAGTCCAGTTGCTTCTCCTACTTCGACCCATCCAATCGTCACCGTCTGCGGCATGACAACGCTCTTGTGGTCTACACTCACTGTGATTGGCTGGTTAGTGTGGATATTGAGAAAATGCCCCTTGGGGTCACGCAGAAACAGCGTGTTTTCAGACGTTGAGAGATTCCTCAGTGCCCGCGCCTGAGCCAAGGTGTCCGAGTATGTTGCATCCTTGCCTATCTTGCCAATATAACCGCCGACGCTGCCGGTAAGGTAATTAGGCGTTTCTGGCTGCCGCGTTGGGTATCGGGTGAAGTTCTTCTGCAGGGTAGGGGAGTTGTTGTTGGAGAACTGTCCCTCAGCCACACCGCCGCTGCCAAAGCGGAAGAAGTAGCTTGCCACAGCGGTATATGTGCCGTCTGCATTGGGAGTGGCTTCTATGATATTCCACATCCAGAACTGCACTTTCACGGCGTTGGTGACGATTGCAGCAGTGAGGTATGCCAATGGGCCTGTGGGGAAAACATAATATGTATATTCCTGTCCGGAACACGCACTCCAATCTCGAATCTCCCCGACTGCCCGTCCGACAGTCACAACTTTTTCAAGATTGCTCTGTCCGGTCGTTCTGCGATAGACGTCGTAGCCCTGAGTTGTTTCTATCTGTGCCCAAGTTACTAATACGCTTCCGTCCGAGGTCTGGCAGGCGCTTGCGCTGCCGCCCGAATCTTCGGAGACTTCATATTCAACATGGAAGTCTACCCAACCGCTTGACGCATCAACGCCGTTTACCGTCTGAACATCGAGGATGATGCTGTAGCTTGTGTCGTTAAGGAAGCCGGAGTAGTCAACCCTCAGCTCACCGGTTCCATATATCTTCCCAGTGTCAACAAACGCATCGCCACGGTTGCCTTCACTGTCAACTTCGCATATGCGCCACCGTACCCATGCAAGAGCGTCGTCCTGCGCCTGAGAATATGTTCCGGTAAAAGTGGCTGAATACCCTGTCAGTGGATTGCTTATGGCGGATATTTTGACTGTGGGGGTGCTTCGACCGAGAAGCAGCGATGCGGTCGACTGTGTTACTGAATCAGTGCCGCTCCACCATTGGGTAATTACGAACTTGTACTCGTTACCGTTGGTGATGCCGTTTGCACTCAGCGTGGCTTTAGGTATTGTTACCGCATAGAATTGAGTCTCGCCAGCATAATTCACGCCCCAAAACGGCGTTGTCAGTAATACTTTGCCCGTGTCGTACTTCTTTGTAGATGCGGAATTGTTTGCGTAAAAAACGATTTGATATGCCAGCATGGGTGAGTCTCCGTTGACCTGCCAGCTTATGTCCAGCGGCTGCGTCAGGTCTACTGTCCCGCTGCTGTTTATTTCATCGGGGCTTATATTTGATGGCTGAAAAAGCAAGGCTTCTCACCTCCCATCACTTCGGCCCGTCGCCGAAGCACCATGCTTTGCCGGTAGACAGACTGCCCCACCAGATGACAAGCACGGTGTCTCCGGCTTTGGCTGTTGCGACCTCTTCGCAGTACGGGATAGATATCGTGCGCCCGTATGGCTGTCGCACGGATATTCTCCCGTCACTCGGCGCAGCAACAACATCGAACCTGTCCACGCGCAGGCAGTTCCCGGTTTTTTCGTTTACTGCCTGATCGACCTTGGGTTTCAGCGCGTTCCAAAATTCTATGATTCCTTCGAGCATATTTACGCCTCCCGTTTAGGTTAGCTTCAGAGTCTTGAGCTTTTCGGCAAGCTCCTTGACGGTCATGTTTTTCGCCTCTGCTTCCGAAAGCTTCAGATCACCGAACTGGTAATACACATCGTGACTGTCGGTGCTGCGGAAAATGCTTTCCCCGGTGGTATCGGTGGTGCTCTTCGCGCCGCCCGAAATGGCGTGGAGAATGTCGGCAATGCGCTTCTGCTCCTCGTCGCTTGCGTTCGATATCAGCTCTCGCAGTGCCGGACTCATGGTCAGGTCGCCTATATCGCCGATATTGCCGTTCTTGATTGCCTCAAGCTCCTGCTCGATTTTGGTGTCCTGATAATCTTTCTCTGCCTCTGCCAGATTCTCTTGAGCCTTGAGGATATCATCAGCCTTTGCTACCCACTCCCACTGTCCAGTGACGGGGTTATAGATTCTGACTGTACGCTGTTTCTTGGTGTTCTCAAGCTCCTGCCGTGCCTTTTCGACCGCCTGTTGCTTTTCTGCGAGCTTATTGGCTGCGTTGGTCGAATCGGTAAGAGCCTCTAATGAGTCGACTAACTCGGCCATAAGGTCATCTGAGTAGCCATAACCGCGGTTGAGCAGGTCGAGAACTTCATTTGATGTATTGCTATACCCCTTGTCAAGATACTGCTGCACAAAATCTTTAACGAGTTCTGCGGCTTGCTGCTGCAAAGCCTGTTCCTTGGCGCGGTCGTTCTGGTTTCGGGCGAGTTCTATCTGCTTATCGAGGTTGTCAAGCTTTTCGCTGATTTCCTTTTTAAGCGGATCGTCGTCTTCGGTGTTGCTGGCTGTGCTGCCGCCTACACCCGTACCTCCACTATAATCGCCACCATAAACGCCACCGTTGCCTGGCTTGCCAAGACCTGTACCGCCTGCGTGCATCGGAATTTCTTCCTTTTCGTCAGACAGCATATCTTGGGTCTGCTTGGCAGTGTAGACTTTAGCGCCTGGGGACAGGTCGACAATGGCCATTTTACCGTCGTTGGCTATATAGGCGTCGCCTTTGTCTACAATAAGCTCTGCTGAACTGCCATTAACCGGCGCACCGTCATTGACCAGCGCGCGCCCGCCCGGAGCGTTTTGCGTGCCGCTTGCATTGGTGGGAACCAGTCCGCCATTCGCTGTTCCCTTGTACTTGCGCTCTATTGTTGTGATAGTGACGGTTTTGCTTTTGATCGCGTCGATACGTGACTTGATGCCGTAGAGCACACCGCTCGCGTTATCTCTGACGGCAACGTGTATCTGCTTGGAATCGGGGATTTCTTTTGCCGCGTCGCCAACGTCCCGCAGGTCGCTTGCGGCTTCTGCGGCGCCAGAAGAATCTACATCGGTCTCTACCGAACCGCTCGCATCTTCTTTTGCTTGATTGATGTCGTCAAGCTGTTGTTTAGCTTCCCCGTCACCAGATACTGTTACCGGGATATCTGTTGGTTCTGAAGCTGTTTTTTTCTGCTCATTTAACTGAGCAAGCTTCGAGTTTGCCTCTTTCGTTTCTGCATCGATGTCAAATGAAACAGGATCCTCAATTTTAGCTTTGGCATCGTCTGTCTCACCGAGAAGTGCCTGAATTGTCGAGATTATTTCGCTGCGGGCTTCCTCGGCAGACCCTACGCCGAGTTTGTCTGCCCAGTTGATGGCACCGGCTCGTTCCAGCCCCTCGAATACACTCAGAAGCCCCTCGACAGTTGTCTGCCCAGTGATTTGAGACAGCGCAGAAGCATAGTCTGACAGCGAATGAGAGTTCTCACCGAGCTTGTCGCCCAGCTGAGATACGATATCAGCGGCTTCCTCTCCGGTGTAGAAGATACCGTCCATGTAGACACTGAGTCCCTGAGCGAGAGCCTGCGCCATCCCCTCGGTTATTCCGAGCTGTTCTGCGAGCTGCTTATAGGAAGAGATTGCGGTGATTATGCCATCCTCGTCAACAGACACAATGCCGTCGAGGGAGCCGCTCTGAGCCGCTTCCTTTATGACATCTTGGAACGCTCCAAACATGTCACCGCTGTTGAATATTTTGCCGAGGTTGCTGTCGCTCATTGCCCATTCCATGGCATCGGCGACACTATACCCAAACTGCTGTTTTATATCGTCGGGGATAAACTGATCGTAGAAAGACTTGACGTATGCCGAGCTGACTTTGCCTGCCTGAAAGTCCTTCATGGCGTTGTTGAAGGCTGTCTGCATCGCATTTGCGTTGGCTTCTTTGTCAGCCAGCCCGTCAAGTTCGGCGTTGTATCTCTGTAAAGCTTCTGTCGCTGCGTCGACCGAGTTCTTTGCTTCCTCGAAAGAATCCGCTACTGCGTCCGTCCCGCTGGTGTCGATTTCGCTGGATTTCTTTGCGATGAACTCATACAACGCAATCAGAGCCTCTGCATCTTCTCCGATTTCTCTTCCGTCTTTCTTATAGGCGACGAGTTTGTCGTAAAGATCGTCGTAGTTCGACGCGATGTCGAGGATCGCGTTCCTGTACTCGGTTAGTGTAGTCTCGCCTTTCGCATACTCGTCATGGGCAGCGGCCAGCTCTCTCCTGAACTTACTTACGGTGTCTGCACCCAAAGTCGATGACTGCCCCGCCTTGCTGTCAAAAGTGTCTGAAGAAACTGCCGTCTTTTTACTCCAGTTGGCATCCATCCACTTGTCGTACTCGGCGTCCCTTGCAAGTTGGAGTTGCCGCTCCGCCTCGTCGTTGCGCATTTTCAGAATATTATATTCGTTCTGTTCAGCGATTGTCAGCTCATTGACTCTGCTCTTGAGCTCGTCAAAGCGCGTTCCCTTGCCGTAGGTAGTCTCATACTCTGATTCGAGGTCAGACAAAATCTGCGCCTGCTCTTCATAGGTAACGGTGAGCGCATCTACGGCTTTTACTATGCCGTAGATTACTGCCGTGGCGCCTGCTACCCAAAAGAGGGGGTTTGCAAGCATCGCAGCAGTAAGCGTTTTGAGAGCGGCGGCACTCGCCAGAGTCCCGGCAGCTAAAGGCCCTTGCGCCAAGGCGAGCGCAGTTATGCCAGTTTTGAGCGCAACCGCGCCCTTGGAAATAAGCGCAAACGCTGCTGTCACACCAGCTACAGTGACGACAAGGTGGCCGAAGTCGCTATCAAGAACCTTGACAAGTCCAGTGATAACATCAAGTCCACCTTTTATAAGGCTGGTATCGGCCATGTTGGAGACGAACTCAGTCCATGTATTCTTGAGAATATTTGCCTTCGCGTCCCAAGTATCGAGCATGACGCTGACTTCCTGATCGGCGCTGCCCGCAGCGACGCCCATATCAGCCAACATGCTTTTGTACATATCGAAGTTCTCAAGGAGCGCAAGGAGCTGGTTCGTGCGGAGTTTTCCGCCGAGGGCAGAGACCATCTGCATCAAATCTGCTTCGGAGATAAGTCCATCCTTGGCCGCCTTTGACAGTGCTTCGATGGCTTCCATCGGGTTTATAAGCTTCCCTGTGGCCTCTGCCGCCGCGACAACATCGGGGGCGTACTTCTGGAGTATGCCGCTAAGAGACTGTACGGATTCCTCGGTTGCTGTCACGCCATCCGAAATTTCGGTAGTAGTATCGCCTAGAATGTTGAGAATAAGCGCTCTGGCCGCAGTTGCCGCCTTTGTACCGCTCTCCTGCGTAGTGGCGGTGATCGTGCCGAGCATGGCCATGGTTTCTTCCATGGACATTCCAGCCATTGAGGCTACATTGGCAACGATGGGCAAGCCTTCAGCTATTTTCTGGATGGATGTTGCATAGTTGTTATCTATAGTGTTTGCTTCATCCAGTGCGAGGGAAAGCTTTTCAACGTTGCCGTGATATTTCCATGCTGCGTCTGCCGAAAGGAGAAACTGCGATGCTGTCTCCTGATCCGTGTCGCCGACGAGCTGCGTCTTTATGGCCAACTCGCCAAGACCCTGTGCGGCTTCTTTGTAACCTGCACGGGCGAAAGTAGAAACGTTCTGGAGGTACTCGTTTGCTGCAACGCCGTACTTAGATGCGGTGGAGTACGCCGATTCGCCAAGAGCATCCATCTCGTCCTTGGTCATGCCGGTGACCTTGCGCACGGTCGCAAGCTCACTGTCGACCTCTTTCATGGTGGAAAGAGCTTCAACAAAAGAGTTCTTCACGGCGGCAATGCCGTTGCCTATCAGCTGCCATGCCGCCTGCTTGGCAACGATACGACCAAGGCTGTCTCCCAGCAGATCGGTCAGCGCCGAAGTTTTCTGCGCCTCGGTGCCCGCTTTTTGCGTTGCGGATGCGGCTTTGGTCTGGCCAGTAGCCAATCTATTGGCCGACTGCGCGGTTTTCTCTTGCTGTGCGGCGAGTCTGTTAGACGTTTGCTTCGTTTTTTCCTGCGCGACCTGAACTTTGGCTTCTGCTGCTGCCTGCTTTGCGCTTGCAGTAGCCTGTTTGGTCTGCTCTTTCGCCAGCTGGATAACTGACTTTGAGACTTTGTCAACAGCCCCGGCGTTGACTTTTATCTCTATCGGTGTGCTGCTTAGTCTTTTGCCGATGTTCTCTATGTTGGTAAGCGAGGCTATCGCTTTTGCGTCATTTACATTTACTTGTATCTGTACTATTGTGCTCATTCGGCGTTAACCTCCGCTTGCAACATAACGGCGCATAGTGTATAATCTATATAGAAGGGAGTTGATATCATGAAGTGGGATGAATCCCAAATGGCCTCTCAAGCTTTCGCGCAAGGTCAAGGAGGTATGTCTCTCGGCCAGCAGTGGGCGCTTGCTGCCATGCTGCGAACTGATAAGTCCTCAAAAGCCAAGAAAAAATCCTCTCCGAAGCCTGTAAACACGGTCAAGAAACCATGAAACCCATTGACTTTAGTGCTTTAGCTATATCGCTGTTGGCATTGCCATTGTCTACATAGTCGTCTCGCGCCTCATCCATGAAGGGACGAGCAAAGGGTTGATGCCAAGCGGGGTCTCCGGTTTCAACGATTGGTGTAAGATCAACACCGTTGGCGTGCTGCGGCTCTGCCGCGTTTTCCAGTGTCAGTGTCAAACCCTCGACAGTGGTCAGCATGGTAGTATCGTCAATTAGACCGCCACTTTCTTCGCGCCGCTTGTACATTGCAGATGGAGACGCGGGGTAACTGTAAACGCTCTCTTTTGCCTTTTTCTGTATGGCTTCTTTTAGCCCATCAGCAACGCTGTCTCTCAATGCGTTTTCAACCGCTGTGTCCAGTAATCCGCGAATCTGCAAATAATCTTGTAAAACGCTCATATTGCCCTCCAAAACACAGGAATAAGCCCTTGCTGAAAGAATCATTCATCTGTCTTGGATAAGCCCCCGACTTGCGCCGGGGGCTTTATTTTGATTTAGGTGACGGTTACGGGGATGGTGTCGGTGTAGGTCACCTTGGAAATGCTGTTGGTCACGGTGACAGTGGCCGTGGTGGTGCCAGCGGCTACGCCGGTCAGCACAGGAGAGTGCGGGTCGTTGAACTTGGCAGTTCCCTCCGCCGCAGTGGAGAACGTGACCTCACTCATGTCAGAGATGTTGGTGAGATTACCGGCAACATCGTACTTGGCGACAAGCTCGGTGGTCTCGCTGCTTGCCACGGAAACACCTGCGCCAGCACCGACAAAATAGATGCCCTCGACGGAACCGGTGGAAGTGCCGGAGACGAACTCATCAACGATGTAGCAGTAGTTCGGCATGGCGTTGCTTGCGCAGACATCGGTGCCGACTTCATCAGCGGTCAGGCAGTTGCCGGACAGGTCAACAGAACCGGGAGTGGTCTGGTTGATGGTGTCGGACAGCGCGCCGGTGAAGAAGTAGTAGGGGATGTAGTAGTGGCGAATCTTGAAGAGGGAAGAGTTCTTCGCATCGCCGCCGCCGTTCTTGGCGTAGATGTTGACCGCAAAGTGAACGCGAACGACCCTCGGCTGGAACAGCGCGGGAACTGCGAGCTGCAGAGCAGAGCTGTTCTGCACGAAATACTTCACACAGTAGGTGTTGCCGGAAACAGCGGTGAAGCCCTGAATGGTGCCGTCGCTGCCGACCTTATAAGCCTTGCCGCTGTTCGCTGCCACAGTGTCCTTGTCATTGCCGGTAGAACCGAGAATATAGGCCACAGCACCGTTCTGGCCGCCGAGGGGAGCCACAGCACCGGTTATGGTCAGCGCCGCACCGTTTGCTACGACGGGCTTCGAGGTCTCCACGACACCGTTGCCGGTCAGGCTCTGGCCGATAGTCAGCGCCATGTTGTTCAGCGCGGAGTCGGCGGTCTTGGCCGTGAAGGTCAGACGGGAGGTGTCGGGAATGTTGATGATAAGCATGTTGCCGGGACCGCCTTCAACAGCGCCGTCATTCATGCTGCCCGCGGGAGAAAAGTCGGTTACGTACTTGGAGAAGCCGACAAGATCGTCGGTAGCGACATCGAACGCCTCAAAGTACACGATTCCCTTGGAAAACTCATACTGAGGGTTGAAAGAATACATTATGTATCACTCCTTGTTATTGTGACATCGGCTCAGGGAGCTGCCCCTTTGCCTTGGCTTCGAGCTGTGTCAGTGTCTTGAATCCGGCAGGCAGCTCCGAAATCCTGTCGAATTTCCACGTCGGATATGGCGCGCCTTTCTCAAACTTTGTGAGCCCGACCGCTTGAGCCAACGTGTAGATTTGGTAACCGAGGGTTCTGTCGATTGCTCTATCGAATCCTCTGAACTTGCGTATCGGCCAATCCCATAGCTCGTCTGCATCTTTTCCCACATTCGCGGCTACGGAATAGACCCACGCTTCGATCTCAATATCGAGCTTTGGCATGTTTTGGCTGTTTAGGTACTGCTCTGCCGCTACAAGTTCCGGGTTCCATTTTTCGTCCGGAAGCTGGTAGTCGTTTTGGGCGGCAATTATCTGCCGTACCTCATCCATCATTTGGATGGTCAGAACAGTTTCGTGCTCCCTGATGTAAATGCCCATAAGAGTGTCCTCTTTCCGCAGGGTGGAAAGCTGATACCCATATGCGCCATCAGGCAGTTTGATCCTTTCGAGCCTCAATGCTTTTGCCACAACATTGAGAACTGGTTCCAGAAAAGGACTGCCGTTGCCGAGCTTGTCCATTTCGTCAAGGCACTGACACCATGACAGGCGGGCAAACTTCGGTGGCAATGAGGATTGCATAAGTTCAAATGCGGCGGCTGCGCTTCGATACAGGGGAAAGTCGCGCACTGTCAGCGGGTAAAATGTTAGTCCGTTAAACTCGATTTCTTTGTTTTCTCGGACTTCGTTTGCATATTTATTAACGCCTTGCATATTTTCTCCTCGGCGTGTATGCCTTTAGATGTTGTCATCGCCGTTCCAGTCGATGTACTGATAAATCTTGTAGCCGGTGTTCACTCGTTCGTCATCGAACTTCGTGATTTGGTAGGTGTTCAGCGAGCCGACCCCGCCGAAGTTCACGCCTTCAGTGGCTTCAAGAATCGCCTGTACTATGGCGTAAGACCGTGAGTTTCCCATCACTTGCATGTTTGCCTCAATGCCGTAGTTGCACATGATGCAGTAGATGATGGTCTGTCGAAAAACGTAGGTGTTTTTCTGCTGGATGCGGTTTGCGGGGCCGAGATAGATTCTCAAAACGCTCTGCGCCGTATCCTGACTCTGCCTGACGAGTTCCTGCGGGAAGATTCTGTATCCACGCTCTGCATCTGGCGGGTCTGCTGGATGCAGGGGGTCGAATTGAATCGCCTTGATCTGCTGTGGTGTCGGAAGTGGCTGTTCGAGCGGCTTTGCGCCGTCCCAATACAGAAGTTTCTTGAGTCTCGCCCTCGGAAAACTGTTATCCGAAGGCGGCGCATACCCGCGCGACGGCAAGTCCATTAGGTATTTCATCAACCTGTACGGGAGCTCTTCGGCTCCCTTCATCGTGTTGCCCGCTACAACCTTCGTATAGGGGTAGTAGGGGCTATCAGTGGAGGGCTGCGCGCCTATCCAGTCAGGCATTTTCTTTCTCCTTCTGAAGCTGCTCTGCCATGTCCTTGACCTCGTCCAGCTGTGCGAGGATTTCCTTTGTGAGTTCGGGTGTGATTTCGGCGGTCAAGGTTCTCATCACACGCCCCACAGGGTCATTGTTCTGCTCTATCAGCGCATGGATGCTGTCATTTAGCATCATTGAGAACGTCTTGAAATCGTTCATGATTTCATAAGCCTTGTCCGAAAGATCGTTGTCATGGCGGCGCACAAAGCGGTTCATCTGCGAGAAAACATGGCTCTGCGCCCACTCGTCGTAGGCCTCTTCGCTCATGCAGGAATCGAGTTCACCGGAAATCGTTTCTACGCCTTCCCAAATGAAGTTCTGCTTCTTGAAGTTCTGATGCAGATAACTCTTTGCGAAAACGCCCATAAGAAACTGCTGCTTTACGCCGAAACGTTCTCTCAGCAGAGGGGGCAGCGTATCGCCTCCGGGAGTTTTCATTTCTTCTACACAGGCAATGGCAAACGCTTTTGCCATGCCTTCCTTTTGAGACAGGCTCAGATAATCGTCTGCCTTTCTCAGAATCTCTTCGGTTATCGTAATCGCCATCGTCGTTTCTCCTTTTCCTTTGGCGTTAAAGCTTATTTGCGGCGCTTCTGTGCGCTTTTCTTTGCTGGGGTATCCGTGCCCACTTTAGCGGCTATCGGCGTTCCTGCGCCCTTCTGCGGCTTATCAGCGGCATTTTTCTTGCACCGTGCCCACTCCGGGAGCAACACGGCGCATCTTTTCTGCCCGCAAAAGCGCTGATAGGGGCAGAGCGAGTGATACAGGTTCTGTTTATCCACGGCAGAGGGTGTCGGTTCTCGGTCACAGATTATGTAAGGGATGCCGTCTGCCTCGCGAGCGTGGGTACATTCGTACTTCATGGGTTTTCACCTCAATCCAAAAGTTCTATGCTCATTTGAGCGGTACTGTCTCCGTGCGCGGCTGTCACTATCAGGGGTTTATCTGAAAGTCCGTAGCAGGTGAGCGTTGCCTTATTGCCGCTCACGTCTGCGCTGTATGCGTCCTCGTCAGCTCCCGAAAAACTGAAAGTGACAACATCGTCTGTTACAGTACCGTTCTCGAACCAAGCCGCGCTTATCTCGGCGGTTTCAAGAGAGTGAAGCGCTGTCAGCGGAGTACTGGTAAAGGCGACGTAGCCGTCTCCGGCAGCCGCAACAGCAATGTCCACGGCCTGCGTGATGTCCGGATTTTGAGCAAGCGTAACGGTCACTGTCGCAGAGCCCTCACCAACAGCCTTTACAAGGCCGTTTTCATCCACTGTGAGCACGTTTGTGTCAGAGGATGTAAATACATAGGTAATTGGGTTCTCGACAGTAGAAACAACGCTCTCGCCGTTCCTGATGCTTTTTACGGCTATCGTCTGAGTTGCCCCAACGTTCATGCTCTTGTCAGCCGTTACGGAAAGCAGCCACTTGAAAGCAAGCCCATCGGCTACTCCGTGCTCGAAGTCGTCCTGTGGAAGCGGCTCTGTCATCTCTATCGTGAAAGTGATGATATGTACGCTGTCTGCTTTGTTTGTGAACTCCCTCGTGAAGTTGTTCACGCCGCGCATTGCGTAAGACATACTGCCCAGGAGCAGCCGAGTGTTCTCTACGAACGCCTTGGAGTATTTATTGAGCTGACACACGCAGGAGATATAGTTCTTCGCGGTGATACTGTTCTCCGTTGCATGGCTTGCGTTGCCGAGAGTGCCCATCTTGGCGTAGCTCATGGGGATAGAAATGACGTTGCCGTAGTAGTCGAGGACATTGATGACGGCGTTGCAGCGTCGCACGACAGCCTGACCTATTCCAAGCCCCATGTTGTTGGGCTTGTAGACGATCCACCAGTTGTTGGCATATTGCATGTAAGAGCCGATGGGGATATAGGTCAGTCCTGCGGGCTGGATGATATAGATGCGCTGCCAGTCGTCCGGCTGCAATTCGCCCGTGGCGGAGGAAGATGCAAAGGTCGAGCGGACCTGGATGGGCGTGTATTCGTACCAGTCTTTGGATGTATCTACTCCCTGACAGGCTGTGTTGAATACGTTGTCTGCGAGATCACCAACGTCTACGGCATTAGCCTGCGTCGGATGGGTGAAATACTGCTTCTGCAAGCCTTGCGAGTGCATCCACTCGTTTGTCAGCGGGGCGTAATCGCATCCGCCGACCATCCCGGCGTTTCGCGCCAGTTTGTTCAGATTCATGTCCCGCCTCCTCTTATCAAAGATTTGTGCTGAGAACAGTTGCTATGTAGTTTCTGTTCTCCTCGTAGTGGCGGAGCATGCCGTAGAACTCCTGCATGACCTCTTTCTGCCGAGCTGTATTGGAGTTCGTCTGGGAAGCCTCACTTATCGTGGTAAACGAACTGTCGCGTATCTTCGAGGTACGCTCTGTGGCGTTGTTGTCAAAACGATGCTCCCATGCGGCATAAATGCCATAAGCGAGGATCGTCTGCTCCGTGCGGTTGAGTTCTGCGGCAAACTCGCCGCTTTTATAAAGGTTGATGGACAATGTATCATCTGGGGATAGGTCGATGTTCACAACAACGTCGCCGGTCTCAGCGGAGTAAACACAGGAAACAGGGGAGTAGGTCACATTTCCAAACTGATCTTTGCCCATAAGTCCGCATGAGCAGATGTCGAAGCCGGTGAGTCCTGTTTCTATCGTCACGGGTGCTTCCTGCTCTGCCGTGGGGGTGTAGTCGACATCCTCAAAATCCGGTGCGGTAACGTCTCGCAGTTTCAGCAGCATTTCAGGCGGACGGTTGAAAAGGGGAATAGCCCAATCCATGTACGCCGCCATGCGGTTGTAGAAAACAGCGAGGCGGTTCTTCATGTCCCAATCAAGGGACAAATCGTTTTTTATGTAGGTCATCGCCTGCGTTTCGATTGGTTCCCATGCTGTGCTCATTCAAAACTCACCTCGCTTTCGGAAAATTCATTTACTTAATGCCGGTGATGACGCCAACCTCTACGCCGTTGCCTTTGAGGGTTCCAATCCAGTCCTCAGCTGCGCCGTGTATGTAGGTCTCAAGGTCGATGCTGGCAGCTTCAAGGACTTTTATTGCGCTGCCGCTCATCTTCTTAAGGGTCAAATTAACAAGTTCTGCGCCGAGTTTTGCAACCTGCTCTTCCGTGAGCTTGCCTCCCTGAGTCTCTTTCCAAGCGGAGACAAAGAGCTGGTTGAGCTCGCCTACGGTCTGGATGGAGGCATCTTTCAGCTCGTCCTTGGCCGCGTTGATGTTCTCAAGGTGCTTGTTCTGGCCTATCTTGGCTGTGAGCCACGCAAATGCGGTGGTCAGTGCTATGATTGCAAGCTGGGTAATGAGATTTGCAGCGATTTCAACTACTGCATTGGTCATGCTTTCCATCATTTTTGTATCTTCCTTTCTTCTTTTCTGATTGGGAGCGCCCTCACGCTCGACATGAGCGTGTCATAAAAGCCGTTCCCTTTGAGCGTGTCGTGGTATACCTTGTGCATCCGGATCAAATCTTCGAGGTCATTCGACCAAACGTAGCCCTGCTCGATGTATTTCAAGCCGAGATGCTTTATTCGATCTCCAAGTGTCTCTCGCTCGCTCTCTATCAAGTCCTCATTGCTTTTTGTAAGGACATTTATGCTTTCCTTAATGGACTTGATATCGTCTTTAAGCTCTGTAATGTCGTTGTCCTGAAGCCTGTCATTGTCTGCCTTGGCTTCCGCTCGATCAGCTTTCTGCGCCTTCCTGTTCACAATCAGCTCGGTGAGCTTGACTATGCCGTTTATAACGGCTGCTCCGGCGCTTCCGCCGAGTATCGCAATGACCACTTCATTCATCGGGGTATGTCCTCCTGATTAGACTTCTTCTGCGTTCAGCGCTTCGAGCATGGGCTTGAAAATGCCGTCGCCGTTGTGCTTTTCCTTGGATATATTGTTGAGTGCTACGACTCTGGCGCGGCTTACATACCGTTTGAGGGGGCTGCTGTCGTTCAGGTAGGCATCCATGAAACGTGCTGCAACAAGTTCCTGATGCTCCGCACACAGACTGCCGAATATCTCTGCGGCTTCGGGGATTTCCTTCTTGAAGAAGAAATCGAAAACACCCTCGCGGCGGATGACTTCATTTTCGGCATACTCGCAGTCATAAAGGCTTCTCTGCTCGTCGGTCAGGCCGTCCAGCACTATGATTCTTCGGGTTTTGATGAGTTTTGCTATAAGCGGTGTGATGAACGTGCTCTCAAACTCGCTCAGGGGGACAGAGAACACTCGTCCGCTGCCGCTTATCTTTCGGCCATTGCCGATGATAATCTCGTTATTTGGGATAACGCTGTCAATGTAGATGCACTGCACCATCTTCTCGTTGGGAGTGACATATACTGCCTGTACAACAGGCTCTGCGGGCTTCTCCGCCTCTTTCGGCTTGGCAGCTTCAGCAGCCTTTTCAGCCGCTTTCTTCTTCCTGCCCTCGGCCATTTTTCTTTTCTGCTCTTCGCTCATTGCCATCTCTCAATTTCTCCTTTCGTGGCAGATGACAGAGGAGGGAGGTTGTCCCTCCTCTGCTTGCGGATTATCAGGCGCTGGTGACGCCAGAGATGATGCCTATACGGCTTGCCAGAACGGGGGCAATATCGACGCTGTCGACCTGCAGAAGCTCGATTCTGCCAGTTGCGATGGTGTCCTCGCCCGGAGTGAGGGTGATCTGAGTGTCAGCGCCCTCCTCGAAGCACATGACCATAGGTGCATAGCGCTCGTTTGCGCGAGCAGCGATGATGATCATGTCGGTCGGGAAGATGCTGGTCAGGGTAGTGTTGATGGACTCCGGCGTGGAGGTGGGCTGAATCTCGTAGAGAAGCACGCCATCCTTGGAGGTTATGTAGCCGTTGCGGAAGTACTGATCGCCGAGCTGGTACATGATCGCGCTGGCAAGCCCAGTGGTATCGGGGATGACATTGCGCAGCGCCATGAAATCACCGTAGCCGATGAGCTGATCGCGGCGAACACGGTTAGCCTTTGCAACGTTCTGGCAGACGGTCGCCCAGTTGTTGCTCGTGTAGCTGGTGGCTTTCAGAGCGGAGGGGACGTACTTGGTGTTGCCCGCAACCTCAACGAAGGCGGTGGTGAACTTCTGCATGATGTAGGCCGCATAGCCGCCAGCCATTGCGGCGACGGTATCGACGAGGTTGCCCTCGTTGCCGATCATCTGGTAGAAGTTGATAACGCCGCGAGTGGCAAAAGGCTTGGGGTTGAGCGTGATAGTGTTGCCGTAGAGCTGATCCTGCGGCACGCTGCGCAGAGCAGTCCAAGAGGTGTCTCTGTACTGGAACACAGCGTTGGAAGTCACGTTGATGGTCTTGGTCTTGCCCTTGGGAGTGGTCTCCACGGAAACCATTTCACCCACCAGCGGGGAAATGAGGGCAGGAGTTACGGGGTAGTAGGTAGCCCCGATGATGGTTGCCATGACCTTGAGGAAGATGGGGTCGGTGGCGAGAGACATATTGGCAAAAGTGCTGCGATCCTTGCGGTCAGTAGACTTGCCGACAACGGAATTTGCCTTGGAAGCGGCAAAGTAGAGCACGTCATCAGTCCACTCGCGGCACTGCTCCTCAAAAGCTTTCGCGCTGTTGCAGGCAAACGCAAAGTCCTCAGTGGGCTTGCCAGCAGCGGCAAGCGCTCTGTTTTTCTCGCGACCAGCCTTCTCAAGCGCGAGGATCCTACCGCGAGTAACAAGGTCTGCGTACTCGTCACCGGACAGCGGTTTGCTGGTCAGGTTGCCGAGGGCAGAGTTAAACTTCAGCAGTTCATTCATTGTTGTGCGTCCTCCCTTCCTTATGCTTTGCGGCACAGCATGTTGAATCTGCTGCCCGCGGCATAGTTGGCTTCGGTCCAGGTGTCGATGCCAAGACCCTTGTCGAGCTCAAAGTAGATGCCAGAACCGGCTGCGGGGGCGGCATTGGTGCCGACGAGCAGTCCGTTTACGATGGTGGCGTAGATGTTGGTCGTAGCGTCTACGGCGGTGGAGAAGTTGCCTTCGCCGAAAGCGTAGGTCTCCCCGGGGATCGCCTTGGAGAAGGTGTCCAGTACACCGGACGGGATGCCAAGGCCGAGAGTGTTGATCCCCTCTGCGTAAAGACCGTTGCCGATCGTGCCGCGCTGTACGTCACCGGGATTGCAGAAGTAAACGTCCTTAGTGCCGTCTGCGGCTGCGGTCATCTGGTAGCCGCCGGTCGCCATGTGTGCGCCCTTATTGCAGATGAAGCCTGCGGAGCAGTCAGCGGGGGTGAAGGTCGTGCCGGAGAGGCTGCCGAACTTACCCGCGATGTTCTGCAGGTCGTCGTTACGGTTATTCCACATTCTCGGAAGAAATGCGGTTTTTTCAGTAAAAGCCATTATTTAGTCACTCCTTTTTCATTATTCGTGAGCGTCGCCCTTGAAAAGCTCGCCGAAAGTGCGCGGACTGCCGCCAGAGTTGCCTTTGATGTTGTTGAAGTTGAAGTAGTGCTTCTCGCTTGCTTTGGCAGCTGCTTCGTCGAGCTTCTTCTGCTCGTCCATGCACAGCGCCTTGACACTCATGCGTACTTCCGCTTCGCCGATCCAGTTGCCGTCAGCGTCCTCACGAGCGGTGAAATCGCCGTTCTCAACCCTCGCCTTGAGGTCTTTGAGGATTTCGCTGTCGAACTTGCCCTCCGCGCCGCTGCACTGCTTGAACTCGTCCTCAAGGGCGGTCTTTGCGGCGTTCAGGCGGCGCTTGTCCTCCTTGCCCTTCATCGCGTCAAGCTGCTCTGAAAGGTGCTTGATGGTCTTTGCGTCGGCCTGCGCCTGCTCAGTTGCGGCGTTGTAGCGGATTTCAGCCTCGCCCATAAAGGCATCGAGACTCGCCTGAACTTCGGATTCGCCTATCTTGTAGGAAACGTAGGCGTTGGCTCTCATTATTCGGTCAGGAATGATGTTGCCCTTGTCGCTCTCCTCGACGGAGTAGGTAAAAGGCTCACCGTTCGCGTTCACAAGAGCCAGAAGTTTCAGATCGCTCGAAGCGCCGACCACGGTATAGCCGTTGAACTTCTCCGACAGCGCCTTGAGTCGTGCTTTGTCAATCATGTTTTCTTTCACTCCTTTGTCGTGTGTGGTTGTTTTGGCTGTAGCTTCCTTTGCGTATGAGGCAGCTTTGAGACACATCTTTTCCATGCTGTTTCTCATTGCAGAGAGGGACTGGATGGTCGCACCCGCTACAGCCGGGGCAACTCCCGCGCCAAGGACGGTGACGCCGAGCACTACATATTCCTCTTCGACCGCAACGTCGCCTTCCATATGTTCTTTGGTCACCAGCGTTTCTATGGAGATTTCCATGCCGTTCCCCTGCCGAGCGATCATGTCAACCAATTCCGGTGCGTACCATTTCCACAGAAATGCCGAGGCCACTATCCAGCTTGTGTCTTCTTTCCGCTCTAAGCGGATATCCGCATCTTTCGGGATCCAGCCGACTATCCTCTCGGCATCGGCGGCAGTAAAAGAAGCGTAGGTTTCACCCGTTTTCGGGTCTCTCTTGAGGTCGTAGTTGTGCCCATCGCCGATCTTCCCGCTTGGGAGATAGGCCGTCAGAATGGGAATGTCCTTGAACTCAGGCAGGTGCGCCGCGAGGTTGATGTACTTCCAGTTGTTGCGGTTCACCTTGTCGTTAAGCATCCACAGCTCGACCCTGTAGAGTTTTCTATCGCCAGAGGACAGGATTTTTAGCTGCCCTCGCGATGTGCGCGTTATTTCAGCACCTTTGTATCTGTTCTTGGCCATAAGCCATCACTCTTTCTGCGGCACGTTGAGCGTGCGGTTGAGCCAGTTATCAAAACTGGTGCTGCTAATCCCGCCGTTTTCGGCCATTGCCTTGGCCTCGCACAGCCACTGCCTGTCCTGATAGTTCTCCATCTGGACGTTCTCGGCATAGCGTGCCAGCGGCTCGAAATTGGCATTGTCGCAAACCTCGATGACCTCGGACAGCCCGTCGTTAACGCCGTCGATGAGGTTGATACACTTATCCAGCACCTCTTCCACGGAAGAAAAACTGTCCTGCATTTCCGGGATTGTCGGATAAACCAGCGGCAAACCGAGCTTCGCCATGATGTCTTTCAGCTGGTCTATGTACTCCGGCTGCTTGTGTTCAAGCGCGTGAATGGCTCGTGTCAGCGCCGCATAGCCGCTGTACCATGTCTGTTCTTTTATCGCCGCGAAACTCCACATGGCATTTCCCATCGCGCTCATAGCTCTGCGCATCGGTTCATAAAGGAAGGAATATCTGTCCTCCCGATATGCGGCGTAAAAGTCTCTCAAGTCTCATTCCTCCCTTGCGGTGAAATAAAAAAGCAGGGCTACCAGCACGAATTTCTTCGTGCTAATAGCCCTGCTTTGGCTTTGTCGAACCTCCTACATGAGGTTCCTTACATCTCTATTTTCTTGTTTTTAATCTCCCAAAGGTGAATCCCGTTGGGTTTCGCAGCAATTTCCAGCCGCTTGCCTTCTTGAAGCAGTCGGTTGATAATTGCTATCATTTCGGCAGATAACTCAGGCGGTTTCTCTTGAGCACGATCTTTCATATCTCTTCCTCATGCGTCTCGCTGTTTATGCTGCCGCGTTCTTCCGGTCGCCCGTCCTCGGAGATTTCCTTTTTTGCCTGCGGCGGAAGTCCGCTGGTATCCTGCTTGGCTGAATACGATGTCACAAGCGGTCTGCGCTTATCCATCACGCCGCTTTCGTCCACAAAATCAGATATTGCAATATCGTCAAGTATCGTGTGTCCGGACAGCGCATCATATTTGAGCGTATCGGTGAGACAGCCGTTGGTCATGCCCTTGCGTGCGTTCTCAATTTCGTCATCTATCTTGAAGATGTCGCCGAACATTTTGAAGCGCATCGGGGTCTTGCAGTTCAGGCTCTCTATCATCCAGTTCATAATCCGCTCCATGCTACCATATATGAACTTAGCATAAGAAGCCGCAAGCCAAGCTGAAAGCTGCGCCACGCCGACCTTTGGGTCGTTTGTGGTTGGAATGAGAGAGGGGAGACCCGCTTTAAGAATCTGGTCTGAATATGCCGTCGAGCTTATGTCCGTGTTCGCAACGGTGTCAGAAATCGTCTGAAGCTTCAAGTCTTTCGCAGGCGCAAGGTAAAGCCCTATGCCGCTCGTGTTGTTCTTATTGAGCATCTGATACCACAGATACTCAAAAAGCTTCCTCGTCGTGTCAGAGACTCTTATAGGGTCGTTATCCGTTGCGCTCTTCGGGTCATAAGTTTCAAGCGAGCCAGTCAGCACAGACGTCAACGGATTAAGGATTATTTCGAGCTGTGCCGCCTCGTAATTAGGTATCTGCGTCAGTGACACGAACATGCCGGTGTTCGGCGGGATAACGAGGGGAGTGGTATCATCTACCTCGATGGTGAAAACCCTGTCGGCAGGGAGCGTTACCCAGTAGAAATACTGCCGCCCTACGGCTACCCATTCGGGATTTCCTATTGTCTCATTCGCGTGAATGGCTTTGAATTTGTCTGTGTCGATGGTGTTATAGACGTATTTCCCCGGCGTTTTTACGACAACCTCATCGAAAATCCGCATATACGGCTCGAAAAGGTCACCGAACTGACGCCAGTCATTGCCCGGCCGCATGAAGTAAAACAGGTTAAATGCCACTGTGTATTTGCCGGGGCCGTTGTTGTAACCTACGATTTTGCACCAGTCCATCGGGAGTTCCTGCAAGAAAGCGTAGTTTATTTTGTTGTGGCTTTTGTCGACCGAAATCCGCGGTGTGACAAACACTTTGCCATATTTCATGCACAGGCCGCACAGCTCATGGGCTTTTTCTTTTACACCCACTGTCTGAACGAGCCGCTGTGCCAGCAGCATGTCGCGCAATTTATCCTTTTTGCTTACCTCTGCATCGGTGTACGTGGGATATACGTACCATGAATAGGTAAGCGTATCGGGATAGGTCTTGAGAATCAGATCGTAAGTCTTGGTGCTATACGCAAGCGACGCTGACACCGCTCTCAGGCTCTTTTCACTGCCGTCCGGGTTCTGCACCATTGTGCTTATCTGATCTTTGGTGAACTCGGCAGGGCGCGTGTTTATGCCCTTTACGCGGGTGTTCTGTATCTGCGGCCAGTTATTCAGAAATCCAAGCCCACCGGCAGCAGAGAAAGCGGTGAAATAGTCGCTCATTCCCATGCCGCCGTACATGCTGTTGGCTTTCTGCAATATCTCTCCGAGTGCCTTATAACTCGTTGCTGCCGGAGCTTCCATCGGCCCCATCTGCTGTATTTCCAATGTCCGCTCCACCTTTCTGCATTTTATCGAGCTCTGCGAAGAAGCGCTTCTCAAAGTCCTTCATGTAATCGTCAAGCTCTTTGCGGTATTTTAGTTCTTCCTCGCATCGGACCGCGTTACTTTCGCTCCATATCCACAGCCAATCGGACTGTGCCAGGAGGTATTCGAGGTCAGGCGTGACCTCTATCGCGCCCTTTGGCTTATCGGAAGAAATTATCAGTATATGGTCTGCGTCCGAGTAGAAATGGCTGAATGTTTCCTGCAATTTCAGGTTCTTATCAGTCGTGGGAAGCGCCCACAGCTTGTTTTTCGTAATATCCATCAAACTATTGCTCCTCGGCCAAGGCGTCTGACGCTCCGCGTCCTCACCGGCGCATATGTTATCTCACTGTCGAGATGTTCAGCCGCTTCCTGATAGCTACTCTTGCGCCGGTTCTGTGACGCTACGAAAGCATCCTCGTCAAGCTTTATCGGCCTCGCGGCGTACATCATTGCCGACCACAAGTCTTTGTTGATGTGCTTGTTTATCTCTTCCTGCGTCCAACCGCTGCCGGTTTTCTTTCGGCGCAGGTTAGCTATTTGGTCGCACAGTTCCTTGGTCTTGATGTACGGATGCTGGATTTTGACATCCTGCGTATCATCCTTGATGTTGTGTGCCATTTTATAAGCCCGTGTACCCTCGTGTACGTTGGTTATGAGCAATCCCACATTGCCATGCTCAAACTCTCGTGTGAGGTAGTCGAGCATGTCGATGTTGGGGTCTGCGCCACTGCGCCCCGGTGTTGCATAAAGTGAATAAATACACGGTTTTGCGTTTTTCTGAACCAAATCGAGGTATCGGTCGTCATTGTTGACCGTACAGAGGGGCGGAAGCCCATCTCCAAGGTCTCTATGGAGCTGCTGCACAACAGCCTCACCGAACTGCCATGAGTCAATAACGATGATTGGTTCAGGCGCTCCCTCAAGACGGTACTGCGCCCAACGGTTCTTTATTCTTCGCGCCTGCCGCTCCGCATCAAGTGGGGGAAGGTCGGTCAAATAAACACAGTCTTTCTTAAAACTGGTACTCCTGCGCTGCTCGTAGGTTTTCAACACTACCTCGGCGCACATCGCGTTGCCGTTTCTCTGTCGGTACGAGACGTCGTAGCCTATATAGTACCGCACGTTCGGGTCGCCGCAATGCCTGTCCTCCATAATGGTCAGCGTCTTGGCATCCTGTACATACTGATCTCGAAGAAGGGGATTGTCCACACTGCCGGTGCATTTAGATTCGCACTCGCGCATGAACTCTTCTTTCGTCAGCGTGTCTCGCAGCCCGTCATAGTATTCAAACGGTCTTACATGACACAAAACCGGAACTTGCCAAGGAATAGCACAGGCAAAAGCGCTCTCACCGTCAGCCATTTTCTTGCGCGCCTTGATGTAAACGCTGTAGGCGGGGTTCTCTTTCGAGCTTGCCGACGTGATGTATATCTCGGCAAGGTCTTGGTGAGACGGATCCGGAACGCCGTCAATCAGGTGCTGCAAACGGTTTGTTGCCTTGACCACCTGATTGAAGTCTGCCCAATTGAACGGAACCGAACCGTCCTCCTGACCACACTCTTCGCCTATGACACAGTGGGTATTGCGTCCTCGGTCTATTGCGACTTCGACTGCGCTGCCCTCTGCCGTGCTTATCTTGAAGGTGTCCGACGAATCATTGTTAACGTTCCAGTGCTTCGCCAAATACGGGTAGTTGTACTGATATTCGTGCCACGCCTCCGACGCGATCTTTGCTGTCTGCTTATTGGACGGGCCGTAATACGCTGTGACTTCGCCGGGGTATAAGATGCCTTTATTGCTTGCCGAACTTATCACGGCGCTGGTTTTGGTCGTTCCGCGCGAACCTATGATGTCCACCATACGGTAACGTACCATTGCTCGCCGCATTATGCGGCCTATCAGACTGTTGTGATATTTGCAGTTCGGATTCTCCGTGATATCTTCCAGATAATCTGGATAATACCGGAAAAAGGATATCAGGAGCGCCCACCATTCGTCGGTGAAGTCATCGTAGTTGACACCCTGTCGGGTCTGCTTTTTGATGAAGCCGCCGCTTCTGCGGCTGTAAACGTAGTCTTTCCTCATTTCGCATCACCGCGGACAAGGTCGAGCTTGCGGTAAATCTCTTTTTCGACCTCGTCGGGCTCTTGCATGAACTCGCCCAGCTCGTCATCAAGCCGGAGCGAGGGCGGCAGGCTGGCCACCTCTGCGCGTCCCTCGTTCCACGCGCTTGTGTTGTAAATTGCGAGGAGAATCTGCTCCGCCGCGTCTTTTGTCATCTGGTACTCAGGATGGAGTTTTGCCAGCAGTTCCGGGAATGGCAGTCCAAGCAGCCCCTTGGCTTCGAGCGCCCTCACTATGCCGTCAAGCTTTTCAAGGTCTTGCGGCAGCTCGTCCTTTTTGCGGAGCTGTTCGTTTTCCATCTCGCTTTTTATCAGGTCGCCCAGCAGTTTTGCTTTCTGCGGGTCGCCGTTGTAAAAGTAATAATCCTGTTCAAGTGTCCAACGGGATATCTTCTCTATCGCCATCTGCGTTTGGGGGCCTATTGCGGGGCGACCATCTGCTATGGCCGAGTAAATGCGGTCAAGCTTGTCGTAATCTTCCTGAGTGTAAGGGTGATCCGTGGGTCCTTTGCCCCATTTCTTCTCCTGCGCTACACGCCCCTCAACGTAATCCTCGGCGCAGAGCATTTCATCGTCGACATACAGCGTCTCGGATTTGCCGTCAAAGGCTTTCTTGATATCAGTTACGCCGTCGACGAACTGCACGAATCTCTCACCCTTGTGGTAGCCTTTCTGACACAGGATCACCGTGTATGCTGCCCACGGATTTGTTTTGTCATTCTGGAGCTTCTGCGCTGCCTTAAAGAGATCGGGCATATACGGCATGTTGAACTCTGCCGCGCAAAGGAACATCGCAAGCTTGTAGCCGACTGTTGCCGCCCGCTGGTCGTAAACCTTGGGCTGACACTTGATGCAGTAAGGTGAGTAACGCTTTCCAAAGCGTTCAGGCAGCGTCCATGCGTTCGTATCGTTCAGCTCTTTGTCGCATAAACAGCACCGCTGCACGACTGTATTGTCCGCCATGGCGCGCCCTCCTCTCCTGCAAATCAAAAACAGGCAGAGCCGCCCACGCTATATCTATCTTGAGCACTCTGCCTGAAATTTTCTATGTTCTCTTGTATGGTATGACGGAAAGGGAACTTTGGCAACAGAGTCTAAACTTTTTCTTCTTCACCAATCCTTTTATCCCGTCGTTTCCTGCGTTGAGTTTTGATTTTATCGGAATTTTTGCGCCAATACTCGGCTTGATACTTGCGCATGTACTCTCGGCGCTTAAATGCCGTGTACTCTTCCGGTGTCACAAAATCACCTCCGCCGCTCGATTGTGTCGATGAAGTAGCCCTTGTCTGCCATGAGTTTCCGCTTTATGGCAAAAGTCTTGGTACTGGTACCTTTTCGTCCGCCGCCCTTGGTGTCCACAATACGGGTTGTCCAGTTCCCGTCCTCACGAAGCTCCTCGAAAACGAAGTCCGCAAAGTAGGCTATTCGCGGTATGCGTTCCCCGGTCTCGCCGTCCGTGTATGCCGGTTTCAGTAAATATTCCACCTGCAAGCGGATTTTTCGTACCTGTCCAAGCTTCTCCCGCAGAACCAGTTCGTCGTAATATGCCGCTTCGGTCTTGCTGCCGAACTTGATGCACTCTCCGTTTGACAAAAGTCGCTCGGTCGGCTGGTTGTTGTACTTCCGCTTTGGCTTTTTCTCCTGCCAAGCGCCCATATCCCGGCTGAGTTGACGAAGCGCCTCCGCGTCTTTTTCAAGGGCGGCAGCGGCGCTCTTGCTCACCTCGGAAGCGCCCTGTGCGTATCGCTGCTTGATCTGCGCCGCCGTCCGTTCTCTTGCAAGCTGCTCTTCCACGCGCTTCCGCAGCGCCGGGGGCATGTCCTCAAGACTGTCATATCTCATGTCAAATCCCAAGTTATAAGCCTTGAGTAGGGAAGAGTCTCCATCCATGCGCAGAAGTCCCTCCACTCATTAAGCTTATGACCCTTTCGTGCATGATACATGTTTCGCAGCACTGCATAGTTGAACTGCACCGTTCGCCGCTGGTTGTAAGAGCTCGGAAGGAGTTGGATCATCTGCCACCAGTATCTTTTATCTTTGGTTTTGAGATAGTTGTATCTGGCAGCATTCAGGACATTGACGAGAATCACCAACATTTCACGCGCCTGCATATTCAGCAGTGCGGGTTTACCAGGTGCTTCTTCAACCAAAGGTGAATCAATCAGATGTTCATAACTGAAATCCTCAAGCGTAAACTCCTTATCTGCAATCTTGTGCATCGTAGAGCAGGAATTGGCAACCGTACCAACCTTGTAGGTATCGTACTCTTTCCACCAATACAGCGGCGCGGTAATGTCTGCGGTGACAGTAATCATGCGCATGAATTTTCCGTGGTCTGTACCGGCGTTACAGAGACGAGTCATGAGATCAAGGTCGTTGTCTCCAATACAATACTTTTGAGACAAATATTTATCGTTAATAGCCGCTGGGTTGCTCGTCGGAAATCCTATTGAGTACCATTCACTATCACTCTTCTCCCAAGAGTTCTTCGGATTCCGCATTCCACGGATGGCTGCCTCCCAACCGTAGGTTTCCACGTTCTCAATTTTTATCATTCTGAGCCCTCCAAGGTATATCGCACATATCCGGACGCTTGAGTTTCATTTCAAGCGCCCATAGGAGATTCCAGACGGCGGCGGTAAGATGCGGCTCGTCGTCCCAACCGTCGAAGAACTTTGCCAAATGCCTTGCTCCGGAGTCACAAAGCGATGAAAGGGGGATGCCGCGATCAACGTTGTGCTCGCCGTATTTCAAAGCCCCCTGTTCACAGTGCTTTGAGACTTCCATGATTGCCGCCCAAGGCAGAAGATCCATTTTACCTTTCCCAGTGTGCATATCGCGCACAGCTCCGGTTCCAAACTCTGTTCTTTCGCCGCTGTCCTTAATTTCCATCGGTTTCACCGCCTTTATGCGCAGCTTCTATGCCCGCTACCAGCGCCTTTGTCAGCATCAACATGACTTCTGCTGGCTCGCCTACATCGTTTTCGATGAAACTCCTGTACATGTTTGCGGTCAGAGTGCCGTACTGTGTAAGAAGGTCAGTTGACCCGCCTTGTATCAGTATTTCAAAGTCATCAGTTACTCTGAGCATTGTTTATCCCTCCTGATTGAAAAACTCAACAGCCTTGCCAAGCTGCTGGAAATAATAGCTTTTGTCTTTCTTCACTACCTCATAGTCCCCAAGGCTCACCTCTGCATGATGTTCGATTGTCCAGTACAGGGCACGGCCATTCTCTCGGAAAAGAGGGTATTGTGTCCTCACTCCCTCGAACATCCGCATTGAGCACCGAGGCGGGTATTCTGTTTCGGCCATCGCGCTCCTCCCTTTGCGTTAAAGGCCGCTTGTGGCCGCTTTAGCAGCGTTCGGACTTCAGACGTGTAAATTCATTGTCAAGCGTCCAAAACGCTGCTGTACGACTTCCTGTGGCCTCTGGCGACTATCTGCGTCTCTTTGTAGTGCTCGCTCTGCGAATTTTCGTCCCGTCGGGCATAATGAAGAAGCCAGCGTCGACCGGCGCGAGGTGTTCGGGCTTGCGCGGGGTATACTTTCTCTCGTCCAGGGCTTCGACCTTTTCTTTGTCAGCCCAAGCGGACTCTTCAACGAGCTCTTTCATTTTCTCGAAACGTTCCTCAACGATACTGACGTAGATGGACATGATCGCCAGCATCGCAAATACGAGAACCACGGTCGCTATGCAAATATCATAAACACTCATCGCCCGCTGCTCCCGAAGCCTTTGCTTCCACGCTCGGTGGCCTCAAGCTCATCCACAAGCTCGATTACCGGGTTGATGATCGGCGTAAGAACCAACTGCGTGATCTTATCGCCGTTCTTGACTTCGTAGCCGTGGCTGCCGTGGTTATAGAGTTTCACCTGTATGCTTCCGGTGAATCCGCAGTCCACGACTCCATCGCTGGTGATGTCGTGCTTGATGTTGAGCCCGCTCTTACTCTTGAGCATCCCGGCGTAGCCTTCCGGTATCTCCACATGGACACCGGTGTCTATCACGACGCTGGAATAGGGCGGTATGTATGCAAGCCGCGGGGACTTGAGGTCAAGCCCCGCATCGGTGGCGTGCGCCCTCACCGGTACATAAGCACCGGGGTCAAGTGTGATCTTCATTATGTTTCCTCCTCATGCCAGTTTTCTGGTCAGCCTTCAACTTTCTCGTCATCATCGTTGCCGCAGATGTCATCTTGCATCCACGGCGGGTATCCTGTGCGCTCCATACTGCGCACTATCGGGTCATCCGGTATCAAAACCATCAGTCATCATCCTCCCATTTCCCACGGCGACGCGGGGGAGTGGTCTTTGACCAAACCTCCTCGTCGGCTCGCATTTCCACGAACCGCATCTGATCGCCGACGAACCGCATCTGCACGGCTCCGCATCGGCCTTGCCGGTTCTTCGCTACGGCGACGCCCTTTATGCCCTGCTCGACGTCAATGTTCCACAGGAAAATGACCTTGTTAGCGTTCTGCTCAAGCTCACCGCTGTCGCGGAGCGCCGCAAGAGTAGGTCTGTCCGTGTCGGAAACGCTTCGGTTGAGCTGTGAAAGGACGATGATGGGGATGTTAAGCTCCATCGCCAAAAGCTTCAGCTCTCGGCTGATTGCCCCGACCTCAAGGTTTCGACTGTCATATTTGCCCTCGCTCTTCATCAGCGTCATGAAGTCGATTATTATCAGCCCCAAGTTTTTCGTTGTCCGAGCTTCGGCGCGTATCTTGCTGGTGGTAACACCGGGATCGTCGTTGATTATGAGCGGCAGGTCGTACAGATATTGGCAAGCATCCGAGAGCCGTTTCCAAGCCTGCTCGTCGAGGTCGTGATCGGTGATTCTGTCGAGCTGTACCCCGGATGCTCCGGAGATGATGCGTTCGCCCAACTCCTCGTCGCTCATTTCGAGCGAGTAGAGCAGCACGGACTTTCCGGTTCTCGCCACATTCATGGCTACGCATTGTGCCCAAATACTCTTGCCCGCTGCCGGTCGAGCTGCCACTATCACAAGGTTTCCAGCTCTCATGCCTTTAAGCAGAGCATCCACTCTTGTGAAGCCGGTTTCAACTCGGTTTGCCGGGGGAGCCGACAGGGAATCCATGAGCTTGTTCAGCGTCTGCGCCATTGTGTGGCTTCGTCCAAGCGTGCCGCTAATGTAGTCTTGACAAACCCCGGCAATTTCCGTGACCTGTTCGTCTCCCTTGTATGTAGAAAGAATTTCATCTACCGCCGTCCTGAATATGCGCGCCTTCGCTTGAGCATGTATGTATTCGGCATGTCCCTCAGCGGCAGTGCCGGACGGGCACACTGCCATGCAGTCAGCAATGAATTTTGTGGGATCGTCTGTATCGTGGACAATTTCGTCTCGCGCCATAACCGGGTCGAGTATCTTGCCATCGCGATATGCCTTGACCGCTGCTGCATACAATTTTGCACAAAGAGGATTCATAAAATCCTTAGGTTGCAAGATACATGCAATTTTGTCCATGATTTGGGGGTAAAGGAGATATGCGCCAGTAACAGAAAACTCGGTGCCCTGATTGTACTCAACGGCATACTGGAGAGTTCTTTCATCGTTTGTCATTTTTGCGGTTTTCCTCCGTCATCTCAATCAGCAGCCGGTCGTACTTCTCCCTGAATTTCTTACCCGAGAGAATGTTCTTCCGCCAGAAGGCGTTTTTCTGTGAGAAGCGAAGCACATCGGAAATATCGTCCCAACTGCGCTTATCTATCCTGTTGCACTTGTCGAAGTCCGCTGCCCAACGCTGCAGGTCTGTCTCCTCGGGGGGCTTCAAGTCGGGATAATGCTTTTCTTTCTGGCGGGCAAGAAAGCTTGCGGCTTGGTAAGCATCAGAATCCTTGTCGAAAACTTTCTCTTCCTTTTTGGGGCGCGCGTCAGTGCCGCTTGCGGGGCTGACATCTGGTGGAGCATCGCCATCGTCGGAAGAGGACTTTTTCTTTTGCTTGTTTTCTTTTTGAGAGTTATTATCTATCTCTATATCTTCTTCTCTTTCTTCTTCTGCAGCGTTACTGTCCGTTACTGTAACGTTACTGTAACGCCCCGAAACAGAATCCCACCTAACATGTTTCATCAGTTTGGGATTGCTTCTGACGCGATCATGGTCCACTCCTTCGTAAGAGTAATAGAACGAATCATTAAGGAAATCGACCAAACTCTTGTCCTTTTTGCTGCTATTGCAGCTTTTGCAACACGGAACAATGTTGCTTTCGTCATCACTTCCGTTTTTGCTTCTGGGAATTATGTGGTCTATTGTGTCTGCGGCTTTCCCACAATAGGCACAAGTGCTACCTTCCAGAAGCAACAATTGTTTTTTTCGCGCTCTGTGATCGGCAACACGTTTTTTTGTCTGCTCCCTGATTCTATCCAAGCCCTCAATGTTCTGGTGTTCTTCCCAGCCGGAGATGAAAAGCATGTCTTCGTTTCTGCTTATCATGTTCAGCCGTTCCAGCGCTTCCAAGGCGAGCTGAATAGTACTCAATTCAAAACCAAGCTCATCGGAAAGCATTTTGGGCGTATATGGGATGTTTTCTGTGAGGAAAATCATGCCTCCCGCGTTGCAGCGCCCTGCCATTGTGAGCAGCATGACCCATATCAGCACAATGCTATTGCCATCGGGAAGCTTGCGCAGATGCTTGATCTTCCTGTTGTCAAACATATCTGTGGTTATTTTGACCCACTCAACGTTTTTCGCCATAAAGCCCTCCTCAGTCATCAATACCGACGTGCTGTGCCCAATGGCGGATGAATACGCCGCTTTCGCCAAGACTGGTGATGAAGTCAGCGGAGATCAGCTCTTCCAGATCAAGACTGTCTGCACATACCTTGTTGAGCACTGCTGCCGGATAATGCACAACGCCCTCATCATCTGCGGCAAAGCAGAGATGGAAATACAGCGCCTGTGCGTTGGGTGTGAGGCGGCTGAAAGAATACCGCCCCACGACCTCGTTTGAGATTGTTGTCCTGTCTCTCATGTGTTACCTCGCATTAGAAAGGCAGGTCGTCCCCAACGCCATCCAGTTCCTCAAACGTCTGCTTCGGCGCAGGATTGGAGTTGGAAGAATATGCAGATTTGCCTTTTGATGAGGTCTGCTCTTTCGGCTTGCCCTCGGACTTCTCGGAGCGCTTGTCACCGGCGAAATAGATGTTCTCGACGTTGACATTCGGGGAAGTCCTCTTGTTGCCGTCGCGGTCAGTGTAGCTCTGTATCTGCAAGCTGCCGCAAAGGGTAGCCATGCTGCCTTTGGAGAAATACTTGGCAACGAAATCAGCCGTGCCGTTCCAGGCGGTACAGTTGATGAAGTCGGTTTCTTTCTGCTGCCCCTGCGGCGCAAAATCACGATCTACGGCCAGCGTGAATGACACAACAGATTTGCCGCTCTGCGTTGTGCGAATTTCGGGGTCTCTGACGAAACGCCCCTGAAGCAATACTTTGTTAAGCATAGATTTTTTCCTACCATTCCTTGTGGCGTAATGCCCATTCACGGCGCTCGGCGCGGAGTTTGGGACATGAATAATAATGCGGGAGACTCGCATATTTTGCTTTCTTTCCGAACGGAACTTTGAGAGAAACGTGCTCCCAAATCTCGCCCTTTAGGACGACCTTGTACCGCCCCTTTTGGTTCTCCGGAACCCAAAATAAAACCGGTTCCTCGTCGCAAGGGGAGTATGTGCCGTCCCATAAGCGCACCCACCTTATGGATGCTCCGCAAAGCGGGCACGAACTCCAACAAGCGCGGCGCTTATGGACGACCCAACAACGATCTCTTTCATTCAGGACGGAACTCTGCGGCTGCATCGTCCTCGCGCTCCTCTCGAAATTCGGGCATGAGTGAGTAATAAGGTCTGATCCCCCAGAGCTTTTTAGTTGCGCGGCAGTAATCACAGTACCCGCAGCGCTTGGGCTTCGCGCGCCCCTCTTTTATCATCTGGATCATGGGCAAGCGCTTGGCGATTTTCTCAAGCTCATAGTCATATCGCTGTCGGTGATTAAGACTGAGCACGTCTTTATCAGGAGGGTCTTGCTTCGATATAGCGATGATGATGAACTGTGGGTCTTCTTTGCTCCCTGCGTACTGCTTTTCAATCTCGCTGTACACGGCGGCGCGCATCATGTAGCCATAGGCATCTACGAACGTCACCTTTTCGTGAAGTTCATCGCTCCATTTCAGCTCTCCGATGTTTGCCACGGTCTTGTAGTCGATAATCATGCGCCCGTCAGGAACGTACTTGTCGAGTCTGATGCGCCACGGAACTCCGAAGAGCTTGCCGTGCATTATCATTTCATTTTCACCCGGCAGACCGACAAGAGACTGTATCAACTCGTCATTTTCAGCGGTCTGTATCATCTTGTCAGCCTGCTCATAGGGAGCATATTTGCCGGTAACGACCGTCTGGTCGGGCATGCCGCCCTTGCCTTTGATGGTCTTGGTCTTGAATATCTTGTCGAAATGCTCGTTGCAGAACTGCTCGTGTGCTTCTGGGGATTCAAAGTGCGTGTGGAAGTAATTGCCAACAAGAAAGGCTTCTTTCTCCTCAGGCTGCCAGCGCCCCTGCAGGATAGCCAGTTCCCGCGCCTCGCACTCATTCCATGCCTGATATTGGGAGCACGACATGTACTCCCAATCAACCTCAGGCGTGTAATAATTATCACGCGTCAGTTCCACTGTTCTTCTCCCTGCTCTTCGCAAGCTTCTTGTTGAGGGCTTCCAGCGCGTTTTCCTCGTCCGTAGAGGGAAGAGCCGCATCGGAAGCAGAAGCGATTCCAAAGGCGTCTGTGGCCTTTACAAAGCCGTCCTTGATGGCGGAATACAGATGGCGGAGTTTCACAATGTCGTTGTTGCTGAGTTTGGCGATGTCCTTGTTGAGCTTGGCACTGATCTGCTCCGGTGTGATACCGAAGCCAGCAAAAGCGTTGACGGTCTTTTCGATGATCTCCTCCAAACTCTCTCCACTCTTGGAAAGTGAGTCGGAAAGCGTCTTGTCGCACTCTTCAAGTGCCGCATCAACGTACCATCCGGGCATTACGGCCAGCAGACAGGCTCTCTTGCGCCTTGCGCCCTTGTTGGCGACCATTTCATAAATATCGCGTTCGTCGGTCAGACGGTAGCTCCCTTTCTTGGTAGATCGCTCATGCTTCACGGAGAAGGTCTTTTCATCGGAGGCGTTTGTCTCCAAATCCCATGCAAAGCACTTTATGATCGTCGTGTCGTCCTGTACATCCACCTCGGTGATACCGGACATGATGTTGCCCCAGTGGCGCGCAAGGACTTCCACCAGGCGGATAGAGGGGCCTCTTACCACGCTGTCACCGCGCGGGAACTCGTACTGCGCCGCTTCCGCAAGGTCTTTTCTCTGACACTCGCGGAGAACATTCTGCATGGACATTTCAGGATCGCGGGGGAACTGGCGGGCAAGGTACATCTTGCCCTTGATTTCTGAAAGCTCCTTGCTTTCCTGATAGGCGCTCATCTGAGACATAGGTCTCTGCATTAATTCATTTCCCATAATAACCTCCTTATTCCATTACGACCACAAAGCCATCGTCAGTCTCTCCCATCAGGAGATCGGCGAACTGGGCACGGAAGTAGTTCGCGATGTTCGCCTTGGCTTCCATCTTCCAGATACCGCCGTCCGCCTCAAACAGGCCAACCTGATTGTTGTCGCGGACACGCAGCAGAAACTCGCTCTCAGGCTGACAGACTTCGCGGAATGTACGGAACGGACGCAGCGAAACGACAGGCTTCACCGAGACATTCTCCTTGAGGCTGACACCCTGCCGCACGGTAACAGTCTGAGAAACTCCGTTGTCAACGGAGGAAACCTCGCTGTCGGATGACATCCGAGAAAGAAGATCGAGGAGATATGCGGTGTCGTCGGTGGGAATAAACCTGCTGCGCAGTTCGATCACTGCGGCCTGCTGGTCTCTCCAACCGGGGTCAAAGTTCACATCGGTGTTCTTCGCAACGCAGAGGGTATAGCGCTTGGCCTCGGAGTCAAGCCCGGAAAGGACAGACACGCGGGTAGGCCCGTCGATACGGATATATATCGGATGAACATGGGCGAGACCTTCGGCGCGGATAAACTTGACGACCCCGTCGAGGCTGGCGAAATCCACACTAATGGGGTGAGGGATGTACGGATCCACACGGCAGAGTTCTTTGTCGGAATATGCGAGGCCGTTTATTGTGTAGGTCTTATTGTCCTTGAGACCAACAAGGTACTGAAGAGCTTCTTTCAACATTTTTATTTCCTCCTGTTTATTGTGCCTGAACCAGCTTCAGGAGCTTCGATTCCGGCTGTACTTTTCCATCCATGTCAAACTGCCCAGGAACCTGGGCCACCAGCTCACGGACGGTTAATTCACCGTTGCGGTCGGGTGCGATCAGAAGCGAGGTGGACACAGGGTCAGTGGGGCAGAGTTTTGTCTTTGCATGTGCAGCGAGGGTAAGTCTCTCACGCTTGCTGTCGGGAACGACCTCAAGCGTAAGCGTGATGGTGCGCTTCGCGTTTGCCTTGGTGTTGGGGTCGAGAATGTTGTCGATGACGCGGGACATTTCATAGTCCACGCGTTCTTCGATTGCTCCCATAGCCATTCTCAGAACGCTTTCTTTTTCCATGTGGTTTATGCCTCCTTAAAATTATTTCTTGATAAAATAGTCGCCGCAAAGCTTCTGAAAGTCTGCTTTCTGCTCGGCGGTCAGTTTGTTGTCTGCGTCCAAAACCTTCAGCGCGTCGTAGAGTTTCTGATTGCTCGATTTGAGAAATTCTTTCTGCTCATTGAGTTTGAACTCCGACGTGGCCTTTATGGAGAGCAGCTCACGGTACTCTGCAAGAGTGATCTCCACCTTCATCATGAGCTGACCGGTCGCCTGCTGCTCTGCGTCGGCGTGTATGCCGGTGTCGTGTTCGATGATTCCACTGTAATATCCCATTTTTATCCTCCTATTTTTTCTTATTGCTTGTCCGCTTATCCTTGCGGATCAAAGGTTTACGATTGCGCTTGGGTCTTTGCGGGGCAGTTGTGACGGTGTATGTAGGATCGTAAGGAACCTGCTTGTCGCAGTGCGTGATCTTAAAGCTTTGGCTGTTCGTTCCCTTATAACAGGTGGAACACACGCGCCCGATAGGGCACTTCTTGGTGCAGAGATTTTCGCAGTAGAAGCATTTGCATTGATGACACGCACCCATTACTGAGCCTCCTTTCTTGCTTTTGCGCGCTTGCTGCGGGATGCAATGCAGTTCCAGCACTCTGGGCAGGTGCAGTTAAGGCAGCGGTCTATGACCTCTTGAGGCTCCGTCAGGCGCGTCGTGACAGTGGCGATTGCGTCGATGGACTTCCACGGCATTACGGCGCTCGCGGCAATTTTTACGTAGCTGCCTTGGGGGATAGTGGCAACGATCATCATAAGTCCCTTACCTCCACCAGCCTGTGAGCAACGTCAGAGGCCATCCACATGCTTCGGCCATTTATGGAATAGCTTGTCACGCCATTAAGGAAACGTCTGGCAGTTCTACAATCCTTGACACCGAGAAAGCTTTGAACCGTAGCCAGATTCATCATTCCACCGTAGTTCTTGCGTATCTCTTCGGCGATTACATCTTCAGCGGGATCCCGCATCAACTTTGACCTTGGCATTGCGCAGCCTCCTTTCCTCACGCTTTCTCATGTCCTTGCAAATCTGCCTCGGCGTGCGGCATCCGCCGTATCGCCTTACACTTTCAGACATCTCGAATTGATATTTAGACAGCAGCCGCTCTTTCTGGCGTGCGGCGCGGTCATGCTCATTAAGGAACTCTTGGTACTCCTTCATGCGCTTGCATGTACCCTGACAGCCGAGTGAACGTTCCGGACATTCATTGCCGTGCGCGTCCTTGCACGGCGGCATACGGAAAGCCATATTCAATACCCCGCTTCCTGCCATGCACGTTCGCTGTCGTGATGGCGTCTCTCTTCTTCGACGACTATTCGATTGAGGAGGGCAATCACGCCCCATGTAACCAAGACAACGAGAATGAAAACCGATGCGATGCTGTCCATTTGATATTCACTCCTCAGAGTAGATTTTGACCTATGTCCTCTTGTTCTTCTTGCAGCGGCGGGAACTCAATTCCGATAATGATATGTGAGGGCTCAATGCCATACTTTATAAGGACTTCGACTATATCCTCGGAGGGCACGTCCGAAAGGTTGGAAAGCTCTTGCAAAGTGAATACGTCAATGCCTTTTTCAGGGAACGCTCGAGCCATCTGCATTCTCGCGTAGAGAAGCTTGTTTTTGTTTGTGGAGTTTGGGAAAGCCTTCGTTTGCTTTAATGCGAGGTATCTCGGTATAAATTCATGCACACCATACCGCTCTGAAAGTCGACGTATTTCGGCGTTATACTCTACGTCGGTCATGTTAAAGCCCTGCCTCGCTCGTTCAACGGGACGATGCCGCGCTTCTTGAGAAAGTCATACAGAAAACGACGTCCCTCCGCAGTCCACAGCGAGGCCACTTTCTGTTCAACTCTGCCGTCGCTGTGCGTTATCGGCGTTGTCCGGGATGTCATGTACCCCTTGTCCTGATACGGCGCATAGAGAAGCCACTGATCGCCGCGCTTATACTGAATCCTGAGACCCTTGAGCATCCTATTGAAGCTGTCGGCGCTCATTCCGTAATCCTTTGCTATGGAACTGGTGATGATGCCGTTTTCGGCAAGCAAACAGTTCTGCGCGTACTCGGCATCGGGCGCGATTTTGCGGATGGTCTCGTCTCTCTGCTCCAACTGCTTCTGCACAATGAGCAGCGCGCGGGAGACAAGCTCAAAGTCGCTCATATTCTCGGTGTTGCCGAGATATCCGCCTGTGTGGTTCACCGAGACAAGTACCTCGTCGAATATCCAGCGCTCGAACTCGTCCGCACCGGGAAGCTTGGAACGCGCCGCCAGCCGGTAAATATCACCCTCTGGAATAAACGTCATTTCCGTGATTTGCTCCGTTGTCACCCCGTGCTGATTAGTGGTAAGGGAGACCCCTGAACGTTTCGTTCCCCCCTTGCAGTGATCGCGTATGGCTTTCTGCGGATTTGTGTAGCCTAAAGCTTTTGCCACGTCAGTCCCGCAGAAGAGCGTCCTGCCGTTCTCTGTGATGGTGCGGACGGTGCCGAACTTCTCATTTTTGAATACCTGCAATTCGTTCATGCGTTTCTCTCCTTTGCGATGTTGCCGAGTCACTTTTTCCTACTGAGCAGTTCTTGATATGCGTTACGGAAACGCGTCTCGGCACCGGGCGGTGTCTTGCTTCCCGAAAGAACGCTGGACACATAGGTGCGACTCAAGCCGAGTTCTGCGGCGAGTTCAGTTTTGGTAATGCCAGCAAGAAACAAATCGCCGGTGAGCTTCGCCGCCCATTCAGGTCTCATCCGATAAACACTCCTTCCATATAAACAGTTGACACTTGTTATCCGCTGTGCTATATTAAAAGTGCAATCAATTAGCAAAGAAGCAGATAACAAAATTGAACTTACAATCAGGATTATAGTAGACATTTGTAATCCTGTCAATAGCCTTGCGTTCAACTTTGTTATCTTTGGTGAAGTGCACAAATCGAGGGGGATATATTTGTGTTTTTTGACAGATTTGAAGCGCTGTGCAAAGCCAAAGGTATTTCATGTAAAAAGGCTGCCTTGGAGATAGGTTTTTCTAATAGTTTGCAAACTCGATGGAGAAACGGATCTGCCCCTAATGCAGAAAACGTTGCAGCTATCGCGACTTATTTTGGAGTATCAACGGATTATCTACTGGGGGTTGCTACACTTACAGAAGAAGAGCAAAAGGAACTGTTCAGTATTCTTACCAATGCTTGCAGTGAGGGGCATATATCACCGGAAGATGTCCAAGATGAAGCACAAATTTCCAATAAAACCAACATCATTGAGAAACTTGGGTTAGGCCGCATGCCGAGAGTATCGATGGATGATATCTTTGCCATCGCTGATGTTCTCGACTGCCGCGCGGAAGTTGAGGAGTTTCTGGACAAAATAAAAAAGCCCACCGCTATTGAAAGCGATGAGCTTTTGCGCCAGACTGATGAGGTTAAAGAGCTATTGAAAAAGATTGCTCCGGAACAGAGGGAGTCTGTTCTTCAGATGCTGCGCACTTTCGCAGCAAAGAAATAAATTCTTCCCGGCGCTCCGGTTCGACCTTGTGAAACAACGCGAGGACTTCTTCCTCAAACTTGGTTCGCCCATAATCCGACAACACCTTACCTCCCGTCATTTTATTTATTGCGTATGTATTTTAATGCTTAATCAAATAATCAGCAATAGCAAAACATAATAATTCAAAAACTTTAAGTATTTTTCAAGAACGCCCGTGGGGCGAATGTCCGTATCGCAGATATTCCATCCAGCAGAATCCACAAAATTAAATACAGAGGGACTTTTCTGTTTACTTTCGCATAGGATGTGGTATAATAAGCTTGCAAGCGGGTGACCGCTTGCCATGACAAAGAACTTTGTTCCGCGTCTGCGCCATCTGACTGCCGCCTGTCGTCAGGCGACTAACAAATATGCGACCTGCTTATAATTGCCCCCTGCCGATCGGGGACTTATAAATTGTCGGCTTGAAAAGCTGCCCTCTGCTTCATTGCGGAGGGCGGTTTTGCGTTGTGGGAGAAATAGCATGATAAAAACACACGGACTTTACATACTATCTGATGACTATTTTGAAAAATACGGGCAGTCCGAAATGATGAGCAACAAGTACGAAAACCGCCCATATTACTTGGCAATAGAGGGAGCAAACGGAATAATATGGCTCGTGCCATTAAGTTCTAAAGTTGAAAAATATAGGTTGTCTATCGCAGCCGACGAGAAAAAGTACGGGAAAGGGAAATGCATCTTCCATTACATTGCGAGGGTAAAGGGAAAAGATAGTGCATTCCTTATCGGAGACGCGATCCCTGTTATAGAAAAATACTTATTGCGGCCTTTTACGGTGAATGGTTCGCCGTTTGTGGTGGAAGATGAGAAAGACATTAAGGCCATTCAGAGCAAATTATCTCGGTATCTGGCACTTGTGCGCAACGGAAGGTTGAAGCCGTATGCGGATATACTCGATATAGAAAAATCACTTCTTAAAGAACTGACGTTATTTTGAAAAACGCTCCGGCATTGGTTGCCGCCTCCGCCAGAGCTTGCAGCAGATAGAACATTGCACCGGTATCTGCTACGCTTTCGATGGTAGCAGAAGTAATCTTCAAAGTCCATCTCCTAAAAAGAGAATACCTGTTCGATTCGGAGAAGTCAGTCGAAAAGAGTCGAAGCAGGAGTTCTTTCTTTTGGAGAAAATTTATCTGGAGGGGAGAATTGTGACATCGTACCAGCGATTGCAGCAGGTTTTTGATGATTTCACCGCAAAGATCAAAAATGCTCGCGCGGAACAGGGATTGACAAATCAGGCGTTGTCTGATCAGTCAGGCGTATCCTATTCGACTGTCTGCAAAATAAGCGCAGACACGCAGGATAACCCGAAGGTATCGGACGCGATAGCGTTGATCGACACGCTTGGGCTGTCCGCGGACGAAGTGTTTGGTTTGCAGCCAGCTTACGAGCGAGAGGTGCTCCTACAGCGAATCCGCGAACTGACCGCGGAGAACGAGAGACTTGCCAACGGCACCGAGCAACTATCCAATCAGCGCGACCGAGTTCACAAACTGGAGCTGGAAAATGTTCGGCTTCAAGGCGAGGTAAACCGCCTGAACGCTATTAACGACGGTCTGGTGAGAGAGAAGGGGCGTCTGACCAATGAACTTGCGTCCAGAAAACCGATTATCTATATTTTGCTTTTTCTGGCCGGAATACTCGAAGTCTCGCTGGGGTACTACCTCGTTATGGACCTCCATCTGGGCGACAAGGGGCTTATCCTCTTTGGTCAGCTCAGTATATATGCGGCTGTGCTCTTTCTTGTTTTTATCATCGGGATTGGTGCAATTGCATGGATAGCCTTGCACCAGCTAAGAGCATGGCGTAAAGGTTAATGATTAAAAGGGGAGAGAGGAAATGACGAAATCTCCTGCACGGAAGTCGGCAAGTTTTACATATATGGGGCAGCGCTACTACGTCAAGGGTAGAGATGAGGCGGACTGCAAGGAAAAAATAGCCCTGAAAATTGCAGAGCTGGAGAACAAGGAAAAGGCACTCGTTAATCCCACAGTTGCGGACTGGGCACAGACTTGGCTTGACACATACGTTAAGCCGAAAGTGCGTAAACCGGGCACGGCCAAACGTCGCAATACTATGACCGAGAAATCGTACAGTATGTATGAGCGGATGATAAATAACATTATCATACCCGCAATAGGCAGAAAAAAGCTTGAGGCGGTAACAGACACGCACCTGCGAAATATACTGAACCGGGAAGCCACAAAATCCTTTTCTCATGTTTCAAAGCTGCGCATAGTCATTAAAGCAATGTTCTCACAGGCCGTAGCCTCGCGCGTGATTATCTTTGACCCGTCTTTGAAACTGGAATTGCCCGCCGCTGAAAAAGGGCGTAGGAGAGCGCTGACAGCCGCAGAGAGAGAAGCGTTTGACGTTGTGGTAGAACGCAACAAGCACGGACTGTGGGCGAAGTTTCTTATCGGAACCGGTGTGCGCCCTAACGAATGTTCCGCTCTGACAGTTGCTGACCTCGATTTAAAGAAAAGGTTTCTTACTGTTCGCGACAGTGTTGAGTCGGGAACCAAAGCCCTCGGTGGAGGCCCAAAATCTCATGCAGGACTTCGGCAAATACCCATCCCGCTCGATTTGGCCGATGAGCTGAAAAAGGCCGTTGCAGAGAAATCTTCCACAGATTTTCTGTTTACCCAGCGAGACGGAAAAACGATGGTCACAGAAAGCTGTATACGCAGGTGGTGGGAAAATCTCAAACGTGATATGGACATTGCTCTCGGAGCGGAGTATACTGCAAAGGGACATATATATGATCCGTCCGATCTGCTGCCTGACGGCACACCAATGTACCCGGATCCGGACAACCCAACGCAGCCGAGAAATGGACATCGCATAGCCGATGACCTTGTGCTTTACGATCTAAGACATACCTACTGCACCGATTTGAAGAAAGCCGGGGTCAAACTTAGGGATGCCCAACGGTACATGGGACATTCAGATATGGCGCTTACAGCCAACATTTATACCGACGTCGACGAGGAGGATCTTCTCTCAGATTCTGAACTTATTGACGCATTTCGCAAAAACAAAAAAAGTCCGGATGTGGACAAAAACGTGGACAAAATAATTTCCAGTTCGGGAAACCATTGGCGCGAGGCGGTTATAGATTTATAGAACACTGCTTCGTAATCAGCAGGTCGTGTGTTCGAGTCACATTACCAGCTCCAAAGAAAAAGCCTCAAAACCTTGAAAAAACTAAGGTTTTGGGGCTTTTTTCTTAACTTTTGAAAAATGCAATTTCCAGCTCCACTAAGCAAAAAACTGCATTTTACTGCATCAAGTGTGGACATGTCCACACTTTTGAATCGGTAACTTTTTCGAGAAGTTCAAAAATAACAAAAGCACCGCCGGTCAAAGCGGTGCTTTCGTTTGAGAAGGAGGTAACATTATATGGAGTTGAACATCACCCACGTATATGACACTTTTATAATACACAAGGATTATATTTGTGGCAAGACTTCGGGCGAAGCTTTTGTTTAGACTGCATTGCTCTTTTGATGGATCGCATGGCTTACCGATAGCCCAAGTCCATATCGTTCGTTGAGAACCATGAGGTGAGTTACATCGGAGAACACAGAATCATATTCAGACAGAAACTCAGGTGGCACGTCGGCCTTTGGGATCCGCTTATCCAGCCCCATTCGGTTGGCAATCTCTTTTCCGGTTATGGAAGCGGCCTTGCAGTATGTGGCTCGATCAATATCCGGGATTGCGGCGTAAAGGGCTGCATTGCCCCGCTTCTGATTCTCACGCGAAAGCATCTTGAGGGCTTCAATGGCCTCAAGTCCAGCTCCCTTTCGGAGTGCGGGGAGGACTTCGCTCGTAACCCACCGCTTAAAGCGCTTTGCGGAGGGCAATTTACTGGACATAATCAGACTGTATATGCCGCTCTCGTTGATGATGGATAAGGTTTGTATGCCCCCAAGGGTGTCGCATTTTGCGACACCCCTATCCTCTGCATCAACGTGTTTCGCAAGCGCGTCGCGAGGATTGATGTAACCTAAGGCTATAGCCACATCCGCCCCGACAAACCACGGGACACCATCGATTGTTGCGGTTCGGATGTTGCCAAACTCCTCGCTTTCAAATAGTTTGATTTGTATCATTCTGCTTTTCCTCCGTCTCGATTGCTTTTAGAACTGACATGGCCATGGTATGTGTGCCGCAAATCATGTCGAATGCAGCTTCTTTTTCCTTTTGGTTGAAATCGAAGGACATCAGACAGAGTATGTCCGCTATTCTTTCGTGCTCAAGGGCGTATACGATTTCTTTTGTGATTTTCATTTCAAAGCCTCCAATTTTGCATTTGTTATTCGCTGCTCAAATGTCAGCGCCGGTATATAGGTTTTCTTGAACGGTCTTGCGGGTGTAGCCAAAGCCATTGCAAAGCGGCTTTGCCATTCGGGTATTGAGTTGAGCGCATGGAAATCGCTGATGTCTATCAAGTCTGAAAACTGCTTGCACATTTTGTGATATAGCTCGGTATCTCTCGGAAATTCTCGCTCCACAGAATCGAGGTAATAATAGCATGCAGCAAGCGCGGCGGGTAGTATCATGAGCTTGTCCAGTGACCTGAATCTGGCTGCGCTTTCAATGTAGAATGTGCAAGCCTCAATGTATGTCTCAGCTTGGAGCCGCAGAGAACCCTCTGCGTGCGACAGCGAGCCGGGGGTATACCGCTGGATATGTATCGGCCATTGCGTCTCAGAAACGCGCTGGGCAAACTCAGCGCAAATCATGTTGAACGCCAAATCCTCGCACATAGGCAGGTCCGGAAAGTGGATGTCGTACTTTGTCAGGAACTCCTTTGAATACACGCGTCCATGGATCCATGTCATCTGTGCGCCACCTACGACCTCAAAATTGCCGTTTTCGGCTTCGCGCATGGTCTTGCCTACCATCATGTCAAAGCCGTGACCGATGGCGTTCAGAATCGTTCCTACGGCGTTTGGCAATAGCAAATCGTCGGCATCGAGGAACATAACGTAAGGTGAATCCGAAGTTATCAGTCCTGTATTCCTCGTCGCGCCAACGCCCCTATGCGGCATGGAATAGATATTATACGGACGATCGCCGTAATGACGGTTGATGGTCGCGTTCGCCACGGCATCTGCCCCGTCAAATACGAATGTGACGAAAAATTCATCTTTGGTCTGCAACAGCAGACTTTGAAGCGTGGGGATTATGGCTTCCCCGCGATTGTAAATGGGAATGATAATTTCAAGTTCAGCTGTCTGCATCTGATGACCTCCTGTTCCAAGCGTTGCGAGCTTCCTGCAGATTGAAGTACCAGTGAGTCCTTGGCTCGGCTGGGCAGTCGGGATTTTTGCAACATATCCTGTAGCTGTTTCCAGAGCGCATTTCAAATGCTCCTTTGCCACAGTCTGGGCAATGCTTTAATTTAGTTGTAGTGGTTGGAGCTGGAACATACTGACTGCACTCGACGCACGGTTGGTTTTCAATCGCACGGCAAACCGCACGATGAAGGCATGTGCCACAAATGCTCGCGTTGCCGAGTTTTATGACTTGGTCGATTTGATATTTCACTTGTTAGCTTTCCTCCTGTTCCATGCTTCAAGAGCTTCCGGAATCGGATTAAGTTTCCAGTTGCTTTTGAACTTGAAAATTGTCCCGCACTCTCCACATTTAATGTCAAGCGTTATAGTGTGTTTCCCGTAATTGCAAGAACCCCCACGTTCTTCGACTTCACCGCCGCAGAACGGGCACGGTTTCAGTTCAGCCATCTTCGTCACCTCCGAACCTCTCGTCATACTCGGCAGGCGTAATAAACTCGATATCCTCGCCTGTATAGCCGAGACTGTCGAGGCACATCAGCTCCACCAGCGTATCTTTGTTTACACACTTTACCAGATCTTCATATTGGATAGTGTTGTTCGCCTCAAAGCTCATCTGAGCGCCAAACTCGCCACGTACAGTAAAGCACACACGGTTTTTAACCATCCTTCTTGCCCTCCATTTCCTGCAAAGCCTTCTCGGCTTCTTCGTCGGCTCTCCAGTGGTACCCAGCGGCTGTCTTCCTGCGCCCTTTGATGCACTCACAGATATGCCCACTATTTGTTCCAACGCTTCTTGCCGCTTGTGCCATACTCTGATAAACGGTTCCGGTTTCACAGCATACCACCGGATGCGAATTTACCTCCGTCATTCTTCGGATATGGTTTTCCCAGCGATATTTCAAAACATCATATTTGTGCCTGATATTTTCGCGAGCCGTGCACCACTCAAGGTTTTCCGCTCTATTGTCCTCGTGGACTCCATTCTTATGGTTTACTTGAGTTTCATTCTCTCCTCTCGGCAAAAACGCGGAAGCTACGATTCTGTGCACTGAAACTCTTTTGTGAGACGGACATAACGTAACATGTGCATATCCCCTCTCGTCCAGCACAGGACGCAGGATAATGTTTGTTGTATCATTTCTGATGTCTCCATTGTTGCTTACAGAATAGCGTTCATGCCCTTCAATCTTTTCCCATTTCAACCGAGCACCCTCCTGCCAATAAATATGCCGCCTCGTCCACTCGCTCAAGTGGAATTCTTTCCTCATAATAGCGGAGCCGCTCCCACACCTGCTTTTGTGTGCAGTTGTTATCATACGGGCACGGTATTGCTCGACACTGTGCAATATCGCAGAAGTTGCCGTCAAAAGTTAATCGTTCCATCAGTTATCTCCTTTGCACATCTCAAGGTTTGTCGAAAAGCCGACGACCTTATTATCCTCTATCAGGGTGAACTCACAAACGAACTTGTCCCATGAGCACAGGCGTTTACGGTAAAACCACCACTCAACGGAATCATCAACACTCGTGGGGTGGATAACGAAATATTTGACACGCCGGGGAATGTTACGGATATCAACCGCAATTTCAAAGAAACGCTGACGGATATGTTCTGCTCGTAGTAGTACGTCGATATTTTGGTTTTCTCTCACGAAAGCATCTATGCAGTCTGCCACGAACTCTTTATCCTTGGAGTTGAAAACACTGAGACCCGCAAGTTCCCACATTATTCTATCAACCTGATTCTCGGTGTTCTTGATCCTGCTGTTGAGAAGCGCCCAACGCTCATCACGTTCTTTGTCGGACCTGCCGGAATGTGTCCACGCGATATAGGAAACAGCACCATCGCGTTCGTTGGTGTCGATATATTTCTGCATGAGAACATCCCAAACAATGGGAGGCATCAGCCATGAGTTGGGATATTTGCGGTGCTCTGTGCCGCTCCAATTTTTGTCTATTACCCAAAGGCTTGTATAGCTCACGTGCCATCCTCCTCAAATATGTAGCTCGGTTTCTGAACATAGGCGCAATACTGCTTTTCGAGCTGTGCGCCCTTGCTGTTCGGCCATCCCGGTAGAAAGAAAACCACATCTGCCGTATCGAGCATCGGCATACAGATCCGCATATAATCCTTGGAATTCATGCCTTCGGGCAAAAGAGCTGGGTTGAGAACGATGTAGCCGCGGTGTTCAAGGACTTCCTGCGCATGGGCAAACTTTTCACGGTAAGTCGGATCGCCGGTGATTTTACCGGCTATGTAAGCTATTGGTTTCATACTCTCTCCATTTCTGCGCGTAGGCTCTCTTTTATGTAGTAGTCAATGCCGAGGCTCTTGCACAAGGCTTCGGCATCTCTGCCGAAAACTGCCCAGTCTATATTGGATGGGTAGTAGTTGAGTTTCCCTATTTTGACTTTATCGATTATGGTGTGGTACTCTTCAATGAACTTCAAAACGGCATCGGCATCTAAGACCGGTTCACACGATACCCACGTATTGCAGCCGGTTGCTATTCTTGCAGAGGCAAGGTCTGCTATCATGTCTGAAAGGGTATAGAAGCCGTGCGGTGCGCCATCGTAAGTAATGCCGTACCAATCTCCTTCATCAAGCAGGTCGAAGTCCCTTGAGCCGTCACCCTTAGTGAGTATCTGTACGTGATTACCGCTTTCTTTCAGAATCTTGATAACCTCACGTGTCGGTGTCGAATCGTAGCCCGTGGGATATGGGTCACAGGTGAAGCATAGATGAATGAGTTGTCCGGTAATGTGCTCACGTTCAACCTGCTTTCGGACTTCCTCGACTATGTTCTCTCGCGGCTTGACATTTGTGTGAAAAGTCTCTCTGTCGCGGCGGAGCACATTCGGGGCAAAGCAGTAAAAGCAACGATGTGGGCATCCTGTGTAAATATTGATCGCATAGTCGCCGTATTCTTTGGCTTTTCCTTTTGGAACATAAATTGGTTTACTCATTTTTCTCCTCCCTCTCCGAGCCATAGTTGCTGGCTCTGATATGCCTCAAAAACTGTCTGACCTTTACTGTTGAGCATATACGGTAAAAAGATTTCATCCATCTGCACCATTTCGCTTTCGAGGATGGCCATTTGAGCTTCTACCCAGTCTTTGATAATGCGCCACGCAACTCGTTCAGACTGCTCAACATCACATTTGACTTTCTGCTTCGCGAGTACACGCCTAACAGCCTCTGCATTAGACGGAAGCTTTATGCCCCGCATCCCGTTGGGCGTGTCTATCTGGAAAGATAGAGCCGTTATGCGACCGGCATCGTCATATTCCTGCATGATCTTCTTTGCTCCGTGCTTTACAAGCTGCCCCTGTATAGCACCTATCGTGGTATAGACATCCACTTTCGTGGTGTAGTTAAGTAGTGGCATCTTTAGCCACCTCCATTCATAATGTTTCCTCGGCTATTCGCCGAATGTTTTTCTTTTCATGGATAATCAATGTGCGAGACAAACCCAGTGCGGCGGCGATTTCCTCATCAATCAGCCCAGATATACGCGCCTTGACGATGAACTGCTGGCGTTCGGTCAATGATGCCCAAAACGTTTCTGCGTCGCACCAGTCGATGTCATCAAGACTCGGACTAATGGCAAGGATATCCAGCTCTTCTTTACCCTCAGCGGTCAAATCGCACACCAATGCTGTGAAAGGTATTGTTGCGATTTTGCCTCGGCGTCGCCTTTTTCGTAGTTCCTGCAGCACTTCGGTCTTGATGAATTTATACGCGGCAGTTGAGAAGCACGACTTATCCGCATCGTAGTTCAAACAGGCTTTCCAGAGACCGATCCCCGCGATCTGCTGAATGTCCTCATCAGACGCGAGCGCCGGGAAATATTTATGCAAAGCGCCATAAATGAGTTTTTCATTCTCAAGGTAACGCCGCTCGGCATCGTCCCGGCTGTTCATGGTGAGCCTCCGCGGGTAGTGCTTGTCCCTGATAGACGTTCTATAATCTCTTGGTTTTCCTTTGCGGCCTCCTGCGCAGTGCGGAGATTGTCGTCGATGATACGTTGGATGTCGTCTTGGACTTGCTTTAACGAATCAGTAGTTGCATCGTTGGCGAGCGCTTTCTTGTTCGCTTCCGCGGTTCGCTTCTTCTGCAAGGCTTTTATAACGATGGAGTTCATCTCCTCTTGTTCTCGCCGAGTTCGGCCATATATGAGAATGGAGCTTTCCCTACCATAGGAGTCTTGCCGAATCCATTCTATACCGTAATATTCCTTTTTCTCTAAGCCAGCCCAGCCTATGAACGTTGTAGTTATTGGATAAATTTTGTATTGAAGAGTGGTCAACATTATCTCAAGTATTTTCGGGGAACACTGAATGTACTTGTGATTTCCCTTTTTCTCCACATAATCGATCCAGTCACATATTTTGAAAAGAAAGCGTATTGCCTGCACGCAGCACGCAATCGCTAATATCATGATTCCGATTCCTTTCATAATCGCAACAATACTGTCAATGTCCACTGAGCCTCACCTCCGTTTCTTCCATATCCATCCGCGCGAGATACTGCATCGCCAGTTTGAACGCGGCTGGATTGTATGGCGCGTCAAACTCCATAATTTCCGCCTCCTCTCCGCTGTGCCGCGTGGTCTCCTCATTCACTATTGCAAGATATGTTAGTATGCCGACTGCCGCGGCTTTAAGCTCGGCCTCCTGCATAGGCATCCGCTCCTTTCTTTTTCGGTGCAAGGATGATACACGGCGTGTCAAGCGCGTTTTTGAGTTTGGCAAGTTTTAAAACATCAAAATTTGTATAGGTATACGAAAAAAGCAGCCTTTTCAAATTGAAAGGGCTGCTTTTCTACGCTTATTAAGCTTGAAATTTTGTGACACTTGCATAAATCAATGCCGCATTTCTGCGCTGTCCGCTTCATTTGCGCTTGACACGGGTGCTACCATCCCAGCACCAAAGAGCCAGACACACTTGCGCTGGTATGAAGGAGGTGGTTTTGGGTGAGACATTTAGGAGATATAACAAAGATAAACGGCGCTGAAATAGAGCCGGTTTGGGTTATTACCGGAGGCTCACCTTGTTAGACAGGATCTATCTGTCGCAGGAAAACGTAAAGGATTGGCCGGGGAACGTTCCGGACTGTTCATGGAGCAGATACGTATTGTAAAGGAGATGAGAGCGCGTGAACGAAGTGCTGGACGGACAGGTGAACTTATTCGACCAAGATACATGGTGTGGGAGAACGTGCCTTATGTGTTGAAGTGCATAAATGACGTTATGAGTTGTAAGCAATTATGAAAAGACCTCCTTCCAAAATATTGAAATTTCTT